ACCGCCACCACCGACACCGCCGCCACCGCCGCCACCGACACCTCCGTACTTCGGAATCTTCTCGGTAGAGGACTGGGATAACGAGGCCGAAGGCAGCTAGGAGATAGCGGGTATCCTTTTGGATATCCGCTATTTTCCTATACAATAAAAATAAGAAAGTTAGGTTGATTATGGAAAACAAAGAATACTTCGATCCAGTCAGGCGCTACGCTTTTGTAACCGAGGGCGACGTCTTCTTGGTTATGGAAATTGGCGAGAAGACTACACACTCGGAGATGCTTGTAGCAGCTTTTGATTCTGGCCCTCAGATTATTGATGCTACCGGTAACTCTGGCGTACAGCTAGGCTGGACATGGGATGGAACTACGTTCCAACCACCAGTAGAGTAGCTGATATCGATGGGAGAAGAGCTATCTAAGTGGCAACAGTATAAGCAGGCTCTAGGTGAAACGCGCCCATGGGACTTTATCAAACCATCTACCGAATTCGTCTCTAAAGTAGATGCAGCCAAGCGCCTAGATATATGCAAGGCATGCCCTAAGATAATCAACCCTACGCTGCAGTGCGACATCTGTAAATGTTTCATGGGCGCTAAAGTGCACCTGGAAAAAGCAACCTGCCCTATAGGTAAATGGTAATGATCTCTGTAGTAAAAAACTTCATCACCAAAGAAGAACTAGAGATCGTAAACTCCACAATAGAGAGGCTAAATGCAGCCAACGCCTGGGGTACCCATGATTATGGTTGGAATGGTCGGATAATAAATCCGTTTGTATTACGGGGTCACAGTGACGCGTACTCTGCGGACATCTCTGATAAGAAGTGTCTAGAGGTACTGGTAGACATCAGGCTACGAGTTAGGGATCATATACTAACTACTCGAGAGTTTTCCGGACCTATATATGCAGATATGCTTCAGCTTGTTAGGTGGCTTCCAGGAAACGATCAGATGCCTCACGCTGACTCTCAGCACGAGAACGGCCTACCACATCCGTATCCGTGGAGAGAGCAGGCATCTGTGATCTACCTAAATGACGACTATGAAGGAGGGGAGGTTTATTTTCCTCATCACGGTATAGACATTAAACCAGAGCCAGGCATGCTGGCTACTTTTCCAGGGACTACCGAGTATATGCATGGTGTTAGAGCCGTAAAAAGTGGAACTAGATACACCATCGCCAGCTTCTGGACTACCGATATTTCTAAAAAAGATGACACCTACCAATGACGATAAACTCTGCAGATAGCTTAGTCCCTGATAAGGCCATAGCGGTAGTTCTCAACGCGGGGGTAGACAGTACTAAAGCTTTTCAGCTTATGGGGCCGTTGCGAGGAGAGATAAAGAGAGAATGGTTCAACCCGCACTTCTACTACTGTCTACCTCTAACTATCGGCAACCAATATGGATTCATCTTTAAAGCAGAGTTTGACTTTGAAGCAATCTGGGACGGATCTCCTTCCCCTGATGGAGTCCACATCTACCCGGGACCAGGGGCTCAGATGCAAAAAATCTCAGGGCACTTCGGTGAGGGCATCATAACCATACAAAATCCTTGGCACTTTAGAACAGCCCCGGGAGTAAACCTGATGACTATAACCCCACCAAATATGCCACAGCACGGGGTTCACCACATGACTGGCGTAGTGGAGGCGGACAACCTACGCAGAGATTTCACCTTTAACATAAAAATAACCGAGCCAGGGGTACGGGTTTCTTTTAAGAAGGGGGATCCGATAGGGGCATTTATCCCTATTCAGAGATATTACGTCGATGATTTTAAGTTAGTAGACGCAGCTACTCTATTCACCAAACAAGAAATAGAAGAAGAGTGGGCTATAGGTTCAGATTTTGCTACGGCCCGCCAAACTGTAGACCAAGAAAAGCCGCACGAATCAGGACGTCTGTACTTTAAGGGTAAAGATGTCTGGGACAACAAGTTCCCGGATCACCAGAAGCGATAACTACTTACCGGTTTTCTCGTGCTTATCTTCACAGATCCTAGCCAAAGACTGTACTACGAAGACCTCCCCGCAATAAGCGCACTTACAAGATGGTCTTTTGTCAGGTACTGGCTGCACTAGGCTCCCAAGGGGCTATTAATTTGGACCCTTCTATTATCCTACAATTTTAGGACTCGGACTCGGCCTTCATAGCTGCACGCTCTTCAGATTTTAACTCTATTAGGCTAACAAACGATCCGGAGAAGTTATAGTCACCAGCGTGAGTGATGCGCACCCAAGGAGCAGCCCAAACATCGTTCCCGAGGCCACGCCACATGTGGCAGAAGGCGTAGTCTTCGGATAAGAGAATACTGTGTTCGTTGATAGAAGTAGTGAAGTACTCAGTAATAAGCTCGCCGAACGGGATAGTACCGCCATAACTGTTGCTAACATACTTAGGGCAGATAGGTTCTAGCTCTTCGAAGACTTTTCTAGCAATAAACATCATTCCGGTGCCGATATCCATAACACGAAACGGTGCATCGCTACTAAACGATTGAGTATCACCCCTCAGGGTATTGACGGCGAATACGCCAGAGTATTTTTCTAAATCCTCTTTGCCCATTAGCGCAGCCTTGCGGACATTATCCCAGTTGATGGTTTTCATCGGATAGATGGCTCCGATGAGGTCCTTACCGGACTCGATCATCTTCAGAATATCTTCCGCTACAAAGCTATGGTCCCCATCTATAAAAAGCAGGGCCTCGCTATCGCTCTGTAAAAAGATGTGAGCCAATGTATTACGGGCTCTAGTAATCAGGCTCTCGTTAGTTAGATTCACCTGAGAAACGCTATGCCCGGCATTAGTGAGGGCCTGAGTCAGCTGAGTTAGGCTAGCAATAAAAACGCTTTTAGCGTTACCACCGTACATAGGGGTAGCGATGCAAATTTTCATATATCCTCTAAAAGTTGAAGGGGCTAGATGTCTCCACCTAGCCCCTAAACAATAGCTCTCTCTCCCGGCTACATAAATATTCTATAGCATGGAGTTAGCCTTTTAGAGCACTCTAGCAATTCGTGTCGCCATGGTCCAATCAACTTCCGTATCCTGAGCAGCCCGTAGAGCCAAGGATCGTCCACGAACTTCAGCTCTAGCACCCTGACCCACAACATCCAGGCCTCGATCTGACAGTTTACGCTGGAATGCAATCTGAGTCATAGGGCGCTCTCCACGCTCCTCTGACCAGATGCGGTAGGTGCCGAATAGCTTCTTAACAAGCACTGAAGAGCCTTCACCCTCGGTAGTCTCTTCATCCAAGAAAAGACCTAGACGGTCCTCGTTCTTACGGTAGATAGACGAGGCCTCAAGCACCGCTGAGCACCAACCGAGGGGATCCTTAGCAGATGATCCTAAGTAGCGAATAGCGCCCTCTACGGCCCATGCTAGGACCGCTGGAAGGCCACCCTCTGGGTCGGCTAGATATGCCTTTAGGTTAGGGTCTGGTGTCTCTGCTTTGTGGATCCATGGAATTGGACGAAGACGACGCCACATGGCATCATCATTGATAATTGGGCGGTGATTAGTGGTAATCCACAACTTACCCTGAGCCTTAAAGGTAAACGGCTTCTCGCCAGGGGATCGACCCTGAATAGTAGATGAACCGGTCATCTGCTTAATCTGGTTTTCGTTAATCTTCTCCGACTCTGGAAGCTCGTCAACCCAGATCATGCGCTTACCGCGTAGTTCAGCCAGGTAGTACTGCTGAGAAGAGTTGTTGCCGTTACCGTTTCCAGCTGCCAGAGAGTCTGACGGAAGAGTTCCGGCATAGTCGTCGGTACCTAAAGCTTCAACAATGGTTTCAACAAAAGTATTCTTACCGGAACCAGAAGGCCCGTAGACAAGGAACAAAACATCCTGGTTACTGAGTCCAGTAAGTGTATAGCCTACTGCACGCTGAATCCACTCCTGAAGCTCCTTGTCACCGCCAGTTGCATAGTCTAGAAACTGCTCCCAGCGTACGTTACGTAAACCTGGAGTGTAGGAGACCTTAGCTCGCTTAGTGATATATAGATCAGGACGGCCTTTAAGTAGCTCGCCGGTCTTTAGATCGATAACACCATTGGCAACACCTAGCAGGTGATCAGCGCCATCCCACTGTTCGACGCCAACAACGACACGTGGGTCTGAGTTGGCGCTCTTGATTGCAGCCGAGATTGCAGTGTTTGATTTGGCCTTCTTTGCCCATGTAACCAACGCCTGCCGCTGCGTATCGTCACTAGCAGGGAAGTTAGCGACCTCCCCCGCAATGATCGGAGCCAAACGCTTAGCCAGCTCGTTCATATCTAGATCTTCAATGTCGGGCTTCCAGTAAGTGCCGTTCCAGTGGAACCATCCAAGTCCGGCAGTGTAGCGAATTGCAGAGCCATAGGTGTCTACTAGACGACGACCGTTTCCGGTGTCGGTAAGTGTACGGAACCCTGGACGTCCACCGTCTTCTTCAGCAATGGCGTCAGCATCTTTAGGAACGTTTAAGTTACCGTTGCTAGTAGCTTCAGTTACAGAGTATCCCTGCTCTACTAGTGCTGATACAGAGTCTCCAACAGCAGAGGTAGCGACCGTAGCAGTCACGTTTACAGTGCGGTTAGTCTCATCCTGAGCACGCTCAGCCCAATCCTTACCCTGCTCGTTAACCCACTCCGTAAGGCCATTCCAGCTACGGTCTAGCTTCGGACTAGATGCGACGAAGTCGATCGCTCGGTGGGTGTGCATGAGTAGAGAGTTCTGGCCCTCTAGCTCCATCGGAGGGCGCACCATCTCATGATTGAAGCGAATCATCATAGATTCAATCATTAGACGAGCTTCGGTAGTCGTTCCAAACTTGTTAGCAAGCGCGCAGGCTAGTCTGTAGATCTCTACAGCACGAGCGCCTTCATCGATACCTTCTTGAAGAACCTTCTCGATATCAACCTTGTCGCCAGCAAACTCCAGGTCTTCAATCCAGTCCCAGCTGCCCTCTTTGTAGGTGCTTCCGCCGCCAGAGCGGGTCTTTAGAGTCTTAGTGCGTAAAGCCCCCAGAAGCTCCTCTGGAGCCTCTGAGACGTCCATCTTCCAAGGCTCGTGACCGCCCTTCCAGTCATAGGTAATACCGGAAAAGTGACGAGAAGGCGCTAGTAGGATATAGCCGTTGTGCTTAATGTCAACGCCTTTTAGGCCTTCTTTATCGAGCTTTCCGATTAGCTTCTCAGACGGCCCCACCTTGTATAAGAGGTGTGTACCTCGAACTACCTTGTTTCCAATGTTGTACTCACCGGTCATGGCCTCGACAGTAGGGATTAGAGAACCCTCTACGCGGTTTTCGAAAGTGATGATAGAGGTATCGCCACCAGAGCGTGGATCGATATCAATAGCAAAGAAGCCAGATTTATTACACACAACACCAATGTTGTAGTCGGGATTAATCTCCCACCACTGAGCAACTACCTCGGGATCGCTAGACGCCTCTGTATTCCAGTTATTAAGTGCAGGGTGTTTACCAATGTCTTTAGGGTCATTGTGCGGCTTTCCACAAGTACACCTACCGTCTGGAGAAATACCGTGCACAGGGAGGATAGTCCAACCTTGCTTGGCGTACCAAATTGCCGCAGCTGCTAGGCGGCCGTTGCCTGCCGTTGAGTGGTCGCTCATTAAAAAGTCCCTGCTGTGTCGTTAAAGAAATACATATGCTCTCCAGAGATAGGTAAGAACAGCATACATCGATAGGAATGCAGCTGCAAGTTGAAAACGCGAATTCGAGGTCAAATGACCTAACTCATTGGCGGCTTGAACTAACAGCCCGTCAAATAAGGACGACCCTAATAGGGTAAAATGGTAAAAAGCGAACTTAATCACTCCCTAGAAAATCTATTATAGGTCATGCCCACTGAGATTATTTTAACAATTGCGGCTGTAATCACAGCTGTCGGCGTCATCGTAGGTGGCCTCGTATCAATCTACCGATTCGTAAAGAAGATTAGCGATTCTATCGGTGTAGATAAGAACGGCCGTACTCTTGCCGAACGTCTAGACCGAGTAGAGCACCAGCTCTGGGAAAACGGTGGCAGTTCTCTAGCTGACCGAGTCAACATTATTGAGGCGCACAGCATCAAAACCTCTGCTGAAGTGGGGTTAATTAAAGACCTAATCACCGCAGGACAAGTTCCGGCCACCGCCACTGTAACACCAGTTCGCAAACCTCGTGTCAAAAAGGCTAGCTAACAGCGAAAAAATGTAGTAGGATTTTCCTAGTGACTTTTGACACATAGGAGAGACCATGTCCCTTAGCGACAAACTACAGGCAGCAGCCGGCGAAGCGGCCGTCAAAGCCTGTAAGATTGGCGTACTTCTAGCTAGCTCGCAGCTGAGCACGGCAGAGAAGAAAACTCTATCGACACTTCTCGACACGCCCGTAGATAGCCCAGCGCGTGTTCCAAATACAGCACTTGGAAAAATCCTTCGAGAAGAAGGTTTTGACGTTAGCAATAGTGCCGTAGATCGACACCGCCGCCTTGACTGCGCATGTCACAGAGCGGTTATAAAGTAATGGGCCTCTCTGAGCGCCTAGAAGCGCTAGCCAGCCCGGGTAAGTCTGGCTCCGATTTTAAAGCCCTAAATACTCCAGAGAATTGGCGTTCCAAGATGGATGTCGATGACGTTTCTGGAGGTTTTGTCATCTCTAGCCCAAAGCCAGTGGGACAGCCGCAGGATGCTCGTCAAATTCTGGAAGATTTTGACATGGATCCAGATGCTTGGGAAGTTACCTCAGTTCGCCGCGGTAAGTGGCAGAAGTATGACGGAGAATACCTAGAGTCACTTCGTATCAATATTCTCCCTCGCGGGGCTGCTGCCGCTGAAAAATTGGATGCAGAGCAGCTAGTTGACGAGATTAAAAAGTGGCGTCCCCAAGCCGGAAATAAGACTGCCAAAGGTTCTGGCTCATTTGCTCTTTTCCCTGCAGACCAGCAGATTGGTAAAAAGGCCGCTTCCGGTGGAACCCAGCAATCAATCGATCGAATTCTTCAGCTAACTGAATCAGCAGTAGACCGATTCAAGGACTATCAAAAAATAGGCCTAAGCCTAGGTACTATCACCCTCGGGCTGCCTGGCGATCACGTCGAGGGCAACGTGTCTCAGGGCGGTCGTCTTCAGGGCTTAGCTGCATCCGATCTCGGTATCACCGAGCAGGTGCGTGTCGCACGTCGTCTATTGATGGCTCAGATTAAGGCGTTGGCTCCCCTTGCAGAAAATATGATTGTCCCCGTCATCAATGGAAACCACGATGAAGCCGGTAGATACGTTGCAACAGACCCAGCCGACGGTTGGAATGTCGAGATTGCTTCGGCGGTACAAGATGCTTGCGCAGAGAATCCTGCACTACAGCACATCGAGTTTCGCTACCCATCCTCAGGTCACCAAACTCTAGTGACAGAAATCTGTGGCACACACCTAGGTATGTTTCACGGACACCAGGCTAACCAGAACAGTATAGAAAAGTATCTAGCAGGTCAAACCCTTGGACAGACCGCGCTAGGCAGTGCTGACATCTGGGTGTCAGGCCACTTCCACAACTTCCGCACAATGGACATCGGTGAGCGCCTATGGTGCCAGTGCCCAACTACCGATCCAGGTTCAGATTGGTACCGAGACCGCGCTGGCGCTCAGTCGAAAGCGGGGCTATTGACCATGGTATTTGGTGGCGACTTCGATCCTCGCGAGCACATAAGCGTATTATCGGTTAAGTAATGAGTAGCAAGACGTACCTAATTGCCTGGGACGGGGCTATAGATAACTGTCTAGATATTCAAAACCAACTACACGATAGCGGTCTAGAGTATGTCTTCTACAACGTCTCTTCTGTAGACGTAAATAGCCGCAACTGGGTACGGTCCGAAGATCTTAGATATTACGGGCATTTCTACAACGCGCTTAAAGATTTTTGCAATACCACGCACGGACTATTTGTATTCAATGCCGGGGACCCTGTATACAAATCATACGCCGAGCTTACTTTTAAACTAGAAGAACTATTTTCTGGAGATAGCGGTATTGGGCTTTACGCACCGGGTTTTGATTACGATTCTTTCAATGGACCAGCTTCTTTTTTAGAGCACTCTAGCCGCTATCCTGGGCTAAACCTGGCCACACACACTAACGGCATCTACCTAGCTATGAGCAGAGACTTGGCCTTGTTTATGAAAGACTTCTTAGACTGGGGGACCTCCAACGACAGATTCAATCTCAGGGTAATGAAGTCCGGGTGGGGTCTAGATACCTGCTACAACTCACTAGCAGTATATTGGAATAAGCGCATCTATCGAGATGCGGAGATCACTATGCACCACCCTGCAGGGAGTAGCTACGATAATACAGCAGCATTTGCTGAGATGAACCTTATCCGCAGGGAGTTCGGAAACTTTTGCGAAAGCAGGGGCATCAACAGCAATAAAATCCATGCTATCGGAAACATGATGCACCGTAAATCGCATGATAGGGCTGCATACCAGCTGACTATTGAAGAGCTATACCCAAACCTGGAAGGACCGCTAGAAGCATAATGATAGTGTATACTGGCGGAACGTTTGACTTATTTCACAGCGGGCACGTTAATCTTCTTAAGAAGTGCTCCCAGCTAGGGACTGTGGTAGTTGCACTAAATACAGACGAATTCATCGAAGCATATAAAGGCAAGCCACCGGTTATGACTTATGCTGAGCGTGAAGCTGTACTAAGAGCCTGTCGCTATGTAGATGACGTTGTGCCCAACATTGGCGGCAGCGACTCCCGCCTAAGTGTCGACATAGTTAAGCCTGATCTAATCGTGGTCGGATCTGACTGGGCCAGGCGCGACTATTACACTCAGATGCAGTTCAACCAAGACTGGCTAGATGAGCGCGGAATAGGGCTTGCCTACATTCCGTACACAAAAAACATCAGTACTACCAATATTAAAGGCAGACTAGGAAGCAAGTAATGAAGGTCGCCGTTTACACCATAGCTCTGAATGAAGAGCAATTTGTAGAGGCGTGGGTCGAGTCTGCGAAAGATGCTGACTACCTACTAATAGCTGATACCGGATCAACCGACAACACAGTAGCACTAGCTGAAACGCTAGGTGTAAATGTTATTAGTATCGGGATCAGACCTTGGCGTTTCGATGACGCGCGTAACGCATCGTTAGCCGCAATACCGCTCGACATCGACTATTGTATTGCCTTAGATATGGACGAGGTACTTCTTCCGGGGTGGAGGGCGGAGCTAGAAAAGGCATATGCCGAGGGGTGGACTAGACCGAGATACCAATACACTTGGTCATGGCAGGCAGACGGTAAGCCAGGACTGCAGTACGGCGGAGACAAGGTGCACGCACGTCAAGGGTATCGCTGGAAGCACCCAGTACACGAGGTACTAACTTCAGACCGCTTAGCAGAGACCCAGGGGTGGGTAGGCCTAGAAATCCACCATCACCCAGATAACACTAAAAGCCGTGGTCAGTATATGCCTCTATTAGAGCTATCTGCTAGAGAAGATCCTTACGACGATCGTAATGCTTTTTACTACGCGCGCGAGCTATTCTTTTATAAGCGTTACCAAGAGGCAGCTGTGGAATTTCAGCGTCACCTAAAGCTACCTAAAGCCGTATGGCCCCCGGAGCGCGCTGCCTCTATGCGATATTTAGCTAAATGTCTACCTGACCAGGCACTCTCCTGGCTACAGGAAGCTATCGCAGAATCTCCGGGTCGCCGTGAGGCACTAGTAGAGCTTGCGCAATACTTCTACAACGGTAGGGACTGGGAAAACTGCTATCGATACGCTATCGAGGCGCTAGCTGTAGAAGACAAACCATTAGACTACCTATGCGAAGAGTTCGCTTGGAATGAGCTGCCATATGATCTAGCAGCTATTGCTGCTTGGAACCTGGGCATGTACACCGAGGCTTTCGAGTACGGGTCCGAGGCTGTAAAAATAAACCCTAATGACCCTAGATTAGCTACTAATCTGATCCACTATTCCGCTGCTTTTTCTTCCTAGCCTCTAGCGAATGGTATGCCTCCACAGCGTTAGCACTAGTGCGACTCTGCCAGCTAAATTTGCACTCTACGCAGCTGACAATCTTCATCGTAGCCCAGCGCCCGCCAGTAGGTCGGTCCACGGTCTCCGTAATCAACGCTGAGGTTTTAGCCTTGCAGTACGGGCATAGAGGGAACCTATTGTGCCTAATCTCTTGCCCCTCCCAGTTGATAGACAATGTGCGGCGAATCTTTTTATAAGTAAGGCCACCCCAAATACCCCAGGTCTGCTTAGTCTCGAGCGCTGATTTTACGCACTCTTTACGTACCGGGCACATGGAGCAAAGCTTTAGGGCCTCGTTTTGCTGTGAGGGCTTATTAGCAAAAAAGTTATCTACTACACCAGAATTTTCTGGTTTAGAGCACTCGGAGTCAGCATGCCACTCGGGTGTATCAATCAAAAGTCGTACACCTTTACCCAGGTGGCTGGCACAATAAAGTCCAGGATGTAGCCGTCTTCAGTCTCGCCAAACTGGTCGCATGGGTGCGCCTCATCTTCTCCGGTAGGAGACATACCCGAGTATCCTAGAACTACTTCTGCTGAATCCAGCATTTGAAACCCTTGGCCCAGAGAAAGAGCAATACCCTCTCGCTGCAGAGTAGAGGCAAGAGCCTTACGTACCACCTCATGCTCTAGGTCGGCGTGGCCCTCCGTGTAGAACATTAGGCTATCGCTGTCAGTATGTTGGTCCCAGATAAACCAAAGGGACTCGCCAATACGAGAATCTTTCATAGTAAGATTCTATATTGACAAGTCCCTGTTTTTTGTGATAAACACAAAAAAAGTTAGAATGGTTTTGCGATACTGTTCTTTACGTGACCGTAGGCGGTAACTAGAAAGTGACCGTTATATTGAGTATCCTTCTCGGCATCGGGGATGGAGACCTTAAGTTCGAGATCAACCGAGCTCTTTACGGTCTCTTCATCTAGGCTTAGGAACTTAGCCACCTCTCGGTAGGCCTCCCCCTGAGCATCTTTATAGGTGTCAGCACCGAACTTTAGTTCAAAGTTAACTCTCATTACTTTACCTTTTTCTCTAGCTTGTACGGTGAATAGTGGACGCCCTTAAGCTCCGGAGTCTTGCCATCAGTGGAGTTTACGATAACATCACCGTAGCGAACAGCGATAACCTTGCCACGGCGACCGTTGTGGATAAGCGCAGAGCTGCCCTCAAAGGCATCAGACATAACTCGAACGACGTCTCCAACAGTGATGTTTCCAGGCTGCAGCGGTGTCCAGACCTCGTCAGCCTGGATTTCTTCCTCCTTAGCTGGCTTGTTTAGCGCCAGTTTACTGAATACTTCAATAGCTTCTTTTGCTAGGTTAGGGCTAAGAGACGGGATCTCTGCCCAGGTCTCGAGAAGCTTTAGGACAGCTTTACCAGACCCGATCTTTACCTTAGCTTCTTCAAGCTGCTTACGTACCCATTCATCATTTACTTCAGGCATTTAACTCTCCAACCTTGCAGACCCTACGAGCTGCTGTATTTTTGTCACTACACTATTTTTATCTGGTATTGCTTCTATGTAGCTAGTGCGCTGCTCTAGAGCAATAGCTAAAATCTCCATAGGGGATAGGTCCTCCAAACTAGAGGCCAGTAGATCCCAGCTAGTGCCTAGCTTACCAGTTTCTCTCCATTCAGAGATAATAGGCGTGCGAAGATTCAAAGACTGGACATATCTATATGACCACCATGTTCCGACTCCCCTATCCTGAGGAGAAATTAGAGAGCCAACCGAGTCAGAAATATTGATAGCAACGTCGCCGTCAGTTGATTTACTAGAGCTTTTCATGGGGAAGACAGAGTTGCTCAGCAGCAGCTCCTGCTTCTTCGACCACGATGTCTTAGGGCTATCTGTGTGCCATACGGCAGACCTAGACATGCTAGGTGTTCCGGTTTCTTCTAACAGAAAAACATCCAGGTTAAGTCCGATTAGATTATCTGTTAGAAACCTAGCTACAACTTCGTCGTCTCCCCATGGAAGCTTAGGATAGATGGTCTTAGGCCATTCATCGCTATCCAGCTTCTTAACAGCAAGCTCGATGCGAGATTTAATAGCTGCGTCACTAGCAACCCTGTAGTCCCTGCGCTTGGCGTAGAAGTCGGTATAGATGCTATTAATATTTCGAGATACAGAGGCGATACTGGACTTAAACTGCCAGATCTGAGGGTGGTCTACCACTAAGTAAAGCTTAGGAGAGTCCAGGAGAAGACCAATCGTGTTTAACGAGCCGTACAGCTTGTTTGCACTGGGGCTAGTAGGGGGTAGGATGCCCACAAAAACGGCGTCGAACTGATCTAGGTGCTCTTTAGTCCAGTTAATATTTGGAGCTTCCCAGGTGGCATCTAGGCCCGCATAGGTGGCAACATTGACTAGTGCTCGGAAGAATCCCATGTTGTCGGTAGGGCCGCAGTGGGATGATCCCATACCCGTAAATAGTACTTTCATAATGTCCCTCTAATGAGAGTGGGGCACCCGAAGATGCCCCACCCTGATTTAGTTCTGTTTAGAACGGAGTGTCTTCAGAAGCGGTTACTGGAGACGCTGGTGCCGGAGCAGCAGCCGGAGCCGGAGCTTCGAACGGGGTTGCTGCTGCAGGGGCTGGAGCAGCAGCCGGAGCCGGAGCTGGCGCAGGAGCAGGAGCAGCTGCAACAGCGGCGGCGGCAGACGCGGCAACGATAGGGAAGTAGTTCTTGATCTCGTTGCTCTGAGTGCCGTTGTAGGTACGGGTAGCTAGGGTGCCTCGGAAGGTACGACCAAGTAGTGCCTGCTCAATCTGAGCGTTAGTCGGGTTCGAGCTGAAGTACTCCTTACCGAGACCTAGGGCAGTCATCTTCATGAAGAACATACCTAGGGCCTTAGGGTTGTCGGTGGTGATGACCAAGTTGTCCCAGACGCGGCGCTTGGCGTGTGGGCCGTTGGCTACCTCGTTGGTGAGCTTGAACATGGTCTTGCCCGACTGTGAGACCGTAGCCTTGGCTTCGGTCACCTTTAGCTCATAGTCACCATCTGGTAGTGGCTCGTAGCTGTTGCCAGACTCGCCGGCTTCCTTGATCAGGTCTGTCCAGTTGACTGAACTCATAATATTTATTTCCTAACTAACTAGTTGTTTTCTTTGTGGTTTGTGTCTTTTCGCCGAAGATGATGTCTAGCATGCGCTCGACCCCAAGGTCTTGCTGCTCGACGATCTTTCCTAGACGTCCCTGGACGCGCTCGCCAGCTTCATACTCAGGTGTGCGCTCGACGTACATGCGTCGCACCTTGTAAGGAGGCTGCAGTGGGTCAGGGTTTGGTACCTGCTCCACAGTGATAGCGCCAAGAATATCGTAGAAGTAGGGAGCCTGAATTGCTAGCTGGCCCTGTAGGTAAGGACGGTATACGCCATCCTGACCCTTACGCGCCATTGCAGTCAGAACTACAGCTTCTAGTGGCTGGGTTGGGTGCATCGTTAGGTCGCGAAGGTCACGAAGTAGTGCACCCATGTGGCGCAAAAGCTCGCCCCACTGCTGCATCTTCATCTGTTCGCTACCTGCGATGTTGTCCATGCACTTAACCTGCAACTCAGAGATTGAGTCGATGATCAAGGACTTGAACTGGTGCTTACCGCTTTGAAGCCATGCAAATGTCTTCATAACGATGTCGTAGTCACGTACCTGAACTACAACAGTGTCCCAGGTTCCGTCAGCCACAGGTGGCTCCTCACGGATTGGGTCCCAGTACTTGACGTTAATAGGGAGGAATCGGTGTCCACCCTCAACGTCCAGCATCAGGCGTGGGTAAGGCGCTGTAACGGCAAAGGTTGACTTTCCAACCTTCGATTCGCCATAAACCATCAATGTTAAACTGCGATCGACTTCCGACATGCTTACTCACTTCCTTTCTTCTCTTCGGTGTTTCCATAGTAATCGTACGGGTCGGATGACACGAACGAATCGCTAATTGCTGCTTCGGCGGCGGAACCGTCGTCGATAAGCGGGCAAATAGCGAAGAACTGGCACTTCCACTTGCATTCACGGCTTGGCTTTGGGTAAGCGAGCTTTAGGTGGCTCACTCCCTCATCTAAACCATCGCGGACGCGCATCATATCTTCCAGGGTGCCTTCAAGGCGCTGGTAGAACGATCTTAGTGCAAAAGCATTGTGGCGCACAACTGTCTGGTCATAGAACGGTGGCTTAGCGTAAGCACCACGCTTGACTTTACGAAGCATCGTGAAGATAGCGCCGTCTGAACGTTCGCCATCCTTGTTCTGAGCTTCCTCTAAAAGCATGTATGTAAGTACCTGCTCGTTGAGGTGGGCGATTGAGTTGAACTCGGCGAACGAGCCTCCAACAGTCTTGAAGTCACGAAGCATGCGGGCACCATCAATCTTGCGGCGAACACGCATATCGATCTTGCCCTGAAGAGTTACACGGCCGTCAAGCATAGGGCGCTCGATAACTTCTTCTGTAGAGATCATTTCGAGCTCTGCATCGATACCTTCGAGCTCGATCCACTCAAGGTATCCTTCAAGCATTACGCGACCAAGTTCGGCCTCTGTCTCAAGTTCGGTAGTATCGCGATACTCATCGGTGAGAAGCTTCATGTCAATCTTGACTAGTTCTGCGTGAATCTCCAAGAGGTCACGCTCCATACCGGAGGTATAGTACTGGTCTAGAGCCTCGTGAATACGAGAACCTAGTGCTAGCGGACCTGTGAAAGTCTGCATCTTAGGCTTTAGACGTCGGTAATAGGTCAGCCACCAGCGACGGCGGCAGTCCTTAAATGTCTGGATCTCCGAGTTGGAGATTCTTACTGGCTCGGTTGTCATTACTTCTTTCCCTTGCTTTCCTTGAGCATCCTGAGCAGAGCATCTTTATCTCTAACAATCTGCTCGAAGTTGTCAGCCTTAGTGTCAAGTGCTTCGATTACGCGCTCTTCCATAGTGCCCTCAGTTACGTAGTCGGTAATAATTACCGAGTCGTGAATCTCAGAGCCGATGCGGTGTACGCGGTCCAGGGCCTGCTTGTAGTCAACAAGAGACCATGGCCTTTGAAGCATAACAAGACGACGCGCAGTTGTCAAGGTGACACCCACACCGCCAGCCTGAGCTGTGAAAAGAATCCACTTAGTCTTTCCAGACTGGAAGTCGTCAATAGACTGCTGACGCTCATCAGCAGAGCAAGCACCAGTGATTAGACCATGAGCTATACCTTCCTTCGTCAGGCGTGCACTCAAGATTTCGATTAGCTGACGAGATACGGCACAGACTGCAACCGAGTCATCACCGAAGTCACCGTTTTTCATGTCATCCATCAGAGCATCGACCTTACAGGACGGGTCCGACAAAACAACTTTCTCTTCGCCAGAGGCAGGGTCCACGATGATCTCAGCATAAGAGCTGGCAAACTGAAGTAGACGCAGTGCCTGAGTTAGAGGGTTAGCGGCAACTACAACATCGCCAGTAGCACCATCTTCCTTTTCCAGGGAGACAATCATGTGCTCAAGCATCTGCTTGTAGGCTTTAGCCTGCTTAGCGCCCATCTCGACATCACGGCGGTCATTGATAACCTCCGGAAGCCATGGAAGTACTTTAGCTTTAAGCATACGGCGCATACGAGGATTAATAGCTGCGTAGAACTCAGATTCCATGTGGGGTTTGACGCCGAGAACCATCATGCCACCAAAAGCATTAAGCATGGTGTCAATCATTCGATCGATCCACTTAGTCTTGCTCGGCCACTCTGAAGGCGAGATCCAGTGAAGGATAGGCCATAGGTCAACAACATCTTTAGCAATGGGGGTACCAGTCAAGGCGAATCGAATATCGGCATCCCCGGTAGCGGCCCAAAGAGCGCGAGTCTGCTTGGATTTCGGGTCCTTTGAGCGGTGAATCTCGTCGGCAACAACTGACTTGAACTTCACAACGTTTAGTTCACGCTCGTGGACCTCACATCGGGTAGGTGTGATTCGGGAGTCGTGACCCTTACACTCAGGGCATCGCGCTAGAGCGATAGAGCCGTAAGGAGATAGGCGTGAGTGAGAGCGCAATGACTCCCAGTTGACAACTATTACGTCAGACTCCTGGTCGAACTGAGCACGCCGCTGCACGGCAGAGCCTCCAATAACAGTCACATTTACTCCAGGCCACCACTTATCGAACTCACGCTCCCAGTTCTTCTTAAGCGTATTTGGGCAGACGATTAGAGCCGGAAACACCGCTTCGCCGTTATCGTGCAGGCGCTTTAGCGAGCGAATCGCTTGAGCGGTCTTACCTAGGCCAGGCTCATCAGCAAGCAGTGCGCGGCGGGCAGTAGCTAGAAACTCTACTCCAGCACGCTGGTGAGGAAATAGGTCCGCATCGCCATCTTCCATGACATCTACGTCACGTAGGTGGTTTGCAGGGTCTACACGAGTAAGTTTCTCGTTCTTGGCCCAGTCGGTTAGATTAGGCCCTAGGACTAGGTCAGCCTTGAATGTAGACCTCAACGCGAGGCATCCACCCCAAGACACGGGAATGCGCCAAATGCTCTCCTTGGCGCTCCAGGAGGCTCCGGGGATACTCTTACAGAGCTCTTTTAGACGCCACTCGGCGTTGATAACAATGTGCTCACCCGACTCGTCGAGCTCTACAAAAACTGGCATTTTTAAAATCTTTCATTTGTCGTTACGTATCTATTATACATACTAGCAAGAAAAATGTCTACAAAAAACTTTTTTTCTGCTAGTACCTACCTATTCTAGCAAGCCTACAGGCTTCCAACCGCTTTTCACAAGTCGGAGTAGGCCGTGTCGGATTGCGTCTAGTGCGTGACCTTCGCCACCTTTGTGCCAGTATCCCAACTTTTTAAGCGCTGGATTAGGAAAAAGAGCTTTTGCATCTGCTGGTGACTGGAAGTAGATATCATCGGCTGGACGATCTACATCTAGCAAGCACTGTTTTAGGATGCCGATCTGCTCAAGGGAGTACGGTGCCTGCGAGTTTTTTACAGTCTGAGCGTTAATTGTAAATCTCTCGCATACAACTTCAATACCACCATCTTCCGGACCGTATAGGGATAGCGACTGGCGGATTGGCTTAGCATATTCATCCTGCTGGAATTCTCCAGACCAGAGAAGAATTGGATCGCTACCCGCCTCGTGGAAGAATAGCGCCATTCCGGTAGCCTTACCGGGATCGACAGATAAAACCCATTTCTTACTCATTAGTACTTAGCGCCCCAGTTCTCTAGTGGTCCATCGACATCGGCTGTAAGAGGTACAGCCCAACCTTCAGTAGTAGTCATACACTGACGAACTAGCTGCTTAATCTCTTCAGCATCTTTACGAGGAGCATTAAGCACAATTTCATCGTGTACAGGGACGATAAGCAGCTCAGTAAGATCTGCCTGGTCTAGTTTCACTAGGTTTGACTTGAACACCTCAGCCGCACCGCCCTGGATTAGGTAGTTAGTCAGAGTATAGACGCGATCTTCATCACAAGGCAAACGGCGTCCAGTCCAGGTATTTACGTAACCCTGGCCTTCTGCGTTTAGACGGCGCATACCGATATCTTCAACCTTCTTTTGAAACAAGGCCATGCCCGGATAGCGCTCATCAAAAGCATTAGAAACTGCACGCATCTGATCTTCTGGAACACCTGCAGTCAGTGCCTGCTTAGCTACTCCAGCCCCATAGAGGCGTCCATAAACTACACCCTTGATAAGCCCTCGGCGTTTATCAGACTTGACCATAGAGGCGTCGTTGTAGACCTCACGACCAATCTCGGTGAACGGGTCAGAGCCAGTAGCATCTGCCATGTTGAATAGGTTGATCAAGTTCACGTCCTGGGACATGGTCGAGAACATACGGAATTCAACCTGGTCAAGGTCGGAGGTGATAATTACGTGATCTTCATCACGCGGAACAAAGGCGCGGCGAACCGTGTCGTCACCCTTAGGGAGAGTTTGCAGAGCAGGGTTCTGGATAGTCATACGGCCAGTACGGGCACCCATAGTACGGATAGACGGGTGAACGAAGCCATTGATGTTGTCAGTAATAAAGTTAGAGAAGTACGTAGAGGCCAACTTGTCGGCCTTGCGCTGCTTTAGGGCTGTTTCAGCTAGTTGCTTGACCTCGGCGTTGCCGTCACGAGCAAGTAGCTTTAGCTGATCAGCCGAGGCAGACTTGTTGCCCGACGGGGTTGTCTCGGTAATCATAGCACCTAACGACTCTAGCTGACGAACTAGCTGAGCGTTACTAGTGATAGACATACCGTTGTAGTTAGCCTTAGCCCAGACCTTAACCTGCTCGGTATAATCGACAAGCTCCTGGTACTTCTTTTTAGAGTAATCAAGATCTAGACGCGCACCATTTAGCTCCATGCGAGTAGCGATACGACGAGTATTCATTTCAAGCTCATAAGCTCGGCTATACGGCTGTCCAGGTCCACACTTTTCCCAGAACTTTTCCCAGAGTCTCATCGTTAGTACAGGGTCAAGAGCTCCATAGGCCCAATAGGGCTTGAAGTTAATAGGTACGGTACCCCAAGTCCAGCCATTTGTAGCCATGCCATCATCTAGAACTTGCTGGAGACGAGCAGCATCCTTGTCTATGTAGCGTGAGGTTAGGTTTTTTAGAGCACCAGAGCCTAGCGGATCGATCAGGTGAGCCATAATCATGGTGTCGTGAGCGCGGTGCCAAGGCATCTTCCAGTCGGATTGAACATCGAACCAGCGGGCCTCGAAAGCAATGTTGTGGCAAACTAGTGGACCGTCGAACTTGTCCATAGCCTCGTAGAAGACACCCTTCCATGTGTCCCAGGGGATGGACCAGCCAGTCATACCATCGCCAACCTGGACAAGGCGTAGGCGGCCGTGCCACGGAGATAGTGCGTGATCTTTAGGGTTGCCAGCTAGCTCGCCAGTCTCGGTGTCGATGGCGATAGCGTTATGTGGACGGCGTTCACCTAGCCAGGAGATAAACTCTCCGGCCTTCTCGGCATTGTCTACTAGCTCAAGGCGTACGCCTTCTAGTCCAGTTGTCATTTTTGTCCTTCGTCTTTATTGGTTCATATTACTACTTTTAGGGGATAATCTCCACCGAGTAGGTTTCAAAGATGTTTTTGTCTTTATCAGACGCTTGTTCCAGTAGCCTCTGAGCCACGTTAGTGAGGTAACGCGCTCCGCCGTCATCGTATTTGTATAGAGCATCTAGCACTGCTCCAGGCTCTTCAGAGACCTGGGCCCAGTAGCGATTCTTCTCCGGAAATATTAGGTCGGCGCTCTCGTCTGGCATACAGTCGGGGCAAGATAGCGATTGATCAGTAAGAATAGAGATAGGAGCTTCTTGCAAACCATATTTACGCACCAACGGGCAGGCGGCACCGTGAAAGATGATAGAAACCCCTACGCGAGACAGGATGTAAGAGCCGCTTTCGGTGCGGTAAAGTTTGAATTCAATCCAGCGAGACGAGTCTCTGCGCCAGGACGAGGACTCGGCTAGGAGCACTCCATTAAATTGAAGGGTTCTAGACCCATCTTTGACTTCAAACACTTACTTAGCCTTAACTGGTTCAGCTTCATTATCGGCTAGTCTAGCCTGCAGCTTATTGGTTAGGGCAGTAAGTACAGCAATCTGCTGAGCCTGATCCCCGACTAGTTTTTTAAAGTAGTCTAGAACCTGCTCTAGGTCCACTGATGTGTCGTTATACTCTTCAGTCAAAATATGTCCTTAGTTAGATAGATGCGGTCTTAGCTTCCAGGGCTGCAATTTTCTTGCTCTGCTCTGAAACGATAGAATGCAAAAACATAACCATCTTATCATAACGCAGACCGGAGAGTTCCCCGTCCTCGTCTCTAATTACTAGGCTTTCGAGACCGGCAGCCTCGAAATCTTCCGCGATAAAACCGAGCATATCTATGGTGCTCTCCTCTGGGTTGGAGAACATTCCTTCGTTATATTTGAAAACAATCGGCTCAATTGCCGTGTACGCCTCATGATCGAAGGTAAGCGTTCGGATGTCTCGCTTAAATCTACGGCTCGATGGATTCGTGCTTCTGTAAAGCTTATAGCCGTTTGTAGAGGTAGCAACCCACATATTTGGAGCACTGCTAGTAGTGAGGTTGTAGATGATCCCGGAAGCAACATAAGCAGTAGTCGGCTGAACCGGATCACCGAGAATGATGCCGCCCACGTTAGCACTTTGAATAGTGACACTGCCACCGGTCTGATGTACAAGGGACCCGCCGCCGCTAATATAAGCCCCGCTGGTGGTCAAATTAAGTAACCCGGCACCTGAACCACCTTCGATGTATGCATAGATGTTGGTGCTACCGACGTGAAGGTGGCTGACTCCGACACTGGTCGGCGTAGCTCCGGTTCTTATCTCTACCGAGCCGCCGTACTCCGAAGAAGACACTAGGTGGCCTATCTTTGAGCCACTATAACTAAAGCTAATAGCGTTAGTAGCCCCGTCCATAGTAACTGCGTTAGAACCATTGGATGTTCTAATTACCGACGTGTCACCTGTTATGGACACGGTCTCGGCACCGCTACTGTTGAAGGCTTTGAACTCGTTTCCAGATAGAACGATACGCTGTTTCTTTCCGGTTAGCGTCCAAGTGCCGCCGTATCCAGTCTGACCGAACGGGATAACTTCTCCGGTGGCAGTGTTTATATTTTGCTTGAATACGTAAGAATCGACACCGCCTACCGTGGCCACGGTATTGAACGACTGACCAGACGGAAGATTCGAGAAGGTAGTGTAGTTACCGATGCTATTGGTATCGTTATAAATTGCAGCAGTCTGAACAGTGGCACCAGTAATAATCTTGCCATCTATAGAGCCAGCGGCAATTTTAGTCGCAATGATTGAGTTAGCAGCTAGCTTTCCAGCATCGATTGCCAGGGCCTGAATCAAGCCACCGGTGATGGTATTACCAATAATTGAGTCCGAGGCGGTTATGGTGTTAGACATAATGTTGGCCCCGCTAAGAACCTTGCCAATGACGTCAGTATCAACCAGAGCCTTTATTGTTCCAGTAGATGTTTGCGTCGACGCCGAGGTTTTGTTACCTAGTAGATCTACGGCTATAAATTTAACCCAGTAAGTGACGCCATAAAGCAAGTCGCTAAGGACCACTAAACCACCAGGGCTAGAGATGTAACCCTTCAACGTGCCCGAGCCCGGAGTGAATCCGGAAGTAGTAGACGCGTGCACTTCTAGGTGCTTCAAAAGAGCTAGAGGCATAGCTATGCCAGAACTGTTGTTTCCGTTCCAAGTAATGCTAACAGTACCTAGGCGTGGTGGAGCAACCGTAGGGGCAGACGGCGCGGATATCTCGGTGGCTGGCTTAGCGATTACTAGCTCATAGATGTTAGAAACAGCACTAAGACGTTTATAGTCTCTAGCGTATGCTCCTATGTAGTACGTAGATGCAACCGTTAGCCCGCCAAGAGTGTGCTCCAGATCCGGGCCAACTTCCTGCTGACCAGTCCAGTCGCCAGAAGGCGAGGTCCTCCATTTAATGGTGTAACCGAATAGATCATCTAACGGCGTATCATCTTCGTTGGTTGTTGGTGCCTCCAAGGTAATTTTTACTGATGCAATCTTGCCGGTAGCTGCGTTTATATCGGAGATGCTTGTGACGGTGGCTGAGACAATGGTCGGAGGGGAGGGGGCTACGCCATCATCGATTAGAGTGCCAGCAACGGCACTTGCAGTGGTGACATATCGAACACCATCCCAGACGTAGACTTGGTCGGTGCCACCGTCAATCGGCTTGATCCAGGTAGACCCGATTCGAGTATATTTCTGCATTACAGCGTAGACATACTTGGTTCCGGATATTACAGTGCTAGAGATGGGGTCAGCGAGAGCTGTCTGGAACTTAAACGTGATAGATGTAGTTGCAACAGCAGTCACCTGAACAATACCGTCACCGTTAGAGAATGGTGCATCTAGGTCCGAAACGGAGAGGACGTCTCCAACCTTGAAGTAGTGCGGCGATACTGAGGGATCAGAGCTATCAAAGACTACAGTCCCGTGAGTGGGCGTTGCAGAAACAGATACAACTTTAGATCGATAAACTAGCGGCTGAGGGAGTAGATATACATTGATCAAGCTCTGAGGCACTACAGGGAGGTCTACATTTGGCGAGCAAACTTCAAACTGCATACCGTCAGGTACATCTTCATACCAAGGATAGTTATCCCTAGTAGCACCCGTCGGATAGTTGTGCCCGAGAACCGCAAAGTTTAGAGGAGAGTCTGGATGTTGATCGTCGGAACTTTTGTTAGCATTGCTAGCCCTGATACCAACCAGGTCAGCATAAGCTCCAGAAACACGAATAGCAGTTGTACCGGTGCTATCTAGACCGTCAATAGTGCCTTCGTGGTAGTACTCGATACGGTCTTGTTTTTGGCCTATAAATTGCTGAGGATAGTACCAACCACCAGTAACTCTAACCCAGGAGTTGGGAGCTAGATTATTAGTTATAGAAATTACCGGATCAACAATATCGTTCGCTGGGTCGACTGCTGCAGTTGAGGTAACTGTTCCAGTAGGGCCCTTAAGCTCGACGTTGCGTACTCGTCTATCAAGCCTAGAGATTGTTGTGGTTAGCTTCTTGCGACGCTGCCTCATTGTCATGCCTGGGACTCCTCTGTAGACACATAGATCACGCTAGACGTGTCGTTCGCACCGTTTAAAGTGAACGTATATTGGGTGTTCGGCGTTAGACTCGAAACCACAGCCTGAGCACTAAGCACTGAGTTTGCAGCTATAGTCCAAGACAGTATTTCTACATCATTTTTGAAAAGAGTAGCATTCGTAGCGGTAGCCGATCCCTGATTAATAAGAATGTTTAGAGTGACGCCGGTCGATGTGACTGATTCCTGAACTAGCGATAGCTGGTAAGAGCCAGCCGTATCTACGTTAGGCTCTGTTACAAGGTTTAGAGTTACTTCCTCCGGGAAGGCAGATGCGTCCGGGACTCGAACTTCAAATGAGTCAATCTTGCGGAGAAGGATACCGTTACGCTCCTCGCCGCCAGCTTCCAAAGTACTCTGGGCGCGTAGCTGTACAAACTGGTCGTCAATAATGACAGAACACCAGTCTCCAGGCTTGTAAGTTCCTAGTAGTGGTCTAATAGAGCCGTCTACGCTCACCGAGAAGCTCGCGATGGGTGGGACTGACTCGTTCAAGTATCGCTGAGCATACTCGTATAGTCTGTCTTCTTCGCTAGTGCCGTCAACTTTCTCGACCTGGTCTAGTAGCGGCCACCCATCTTCTAGGTAGGCGGTCGCGGTGTCAGCAGAGTATGGCAAGCTGGCACCAGAGGTTCCGGTGTCATCATCACCCTGAGTCCAGAAACGAGTAGCTGAATCTTCGGCGGATTCCTGCATAGAAGCATTTAAAATATTTCCTGGGTGCTCGAACACGAGCTGGTCAGCTCCAAAAGCCGAAACCGGGGCATATTTACCGGCCGGAAGCATCTTTCCAGTTAGAGAGTTTATGTACTGAGTTAGGGACTCTGGCTGAAGCGGTAAGAATACAAAAGTTCTAGTGAACGAGTTAGTGCCCGCATCGTAATCACAGTCGATGCGATACTCGAAGCCGTTGGCATCGTTAGAGTATCTTTCTAGAATTTCTCCGATAGAGGTTAGTTCGAATCCTCTATAAACCGGGATATCTTTAGGGTCTTGCTCGCTCAGCTCCTGGGTGGAGAAGTCGATATTTAGACCAGAGTTGCCGCTAAACTCCCCGAATGTGTTGGACAGTACGTATGGGATTTTGTCAACAGTACCAGTAACTGTAGTCTCCGAAGCTTTAACGTAGACGGCCGTAATCACGCTAAATTTAGTGCTGCTAATTACGCTAGATACCGTATAGGTTCCACTAACCATCTTAGGTAGCCCAGTGATTTCCACTAGATCGCCCTCTAGTAGGCTATGAGATGAGCTAGTCGTGTATGTGACAATACCTTCGACTGTTCTCGAGACCGAAGTAATTGTTCTCTTAACAGAAGAGATAGTAGCCAGCGAGTTTGTTCCACTGCCTACGGTCTCGCAGACGAAGTAACCACCATCACCAACATTAGTAACCTTGGCTTGACCGTTGTAGGTTGACCCGATATTTTTTAGAGTCACCCTCTGGCCTAGAATCAGCCCGTGGGGAGTCTCGCTCACATAGATGGTCGCAGAGGTGCCCGATTGGGAAGCCTTAGATGCTCTTAGATAGTTGGTGCTTCCTGGCTCGAGCTCTGTGTTCTGAAACTCTAGCCCGAAGAAGTCAGTCGATAGGGCCTCTAGGAAATCTCTAGCGTACGTATAACTATCCTGACGAACAGAAACCGAGGATTCAGCATCGACTCGGTCGCTGGCTTGGACGGATAGATCCTCCCCTGTTGGGCTGGTGCGTCGCTTGAACGTGAAAGAAGTGGCGTTCTGCTGAGTGTCAGATGTTACGTAATAGGTTGTAGCTGCGCTCGAGTTGTACTTGTAGTTATAGTCCAAACCAAAGATGATACCGACTGGCTCGTCTTTAGTGAAGTCGAATGTTTTACCGTCTAGTAGGGTAGCGGTACCAACGCCGTTAGCAATAGTGATAGACGCGGCAAATGTGTTGGACCAGGTTCTCCAAGCTACGCGGTGGTAAAGGTAGCTAGTGTATTCAGATGCGCTGACGGACAATACTTTGTTCTTGATGTCGTAGGTACGAGACCAAATAATTCCGCCCCAGACGCAGACTCCATCACGAACTACATATAGCGCAGTCTTACCCGGCAGTGTGTTTTCATACAGGTCTAGATTCTGAGTATCGACGTTGATAGGGATATCACCATTAAACGTACCAGCCTCGCGGATAGCTCGTCCGTAGCTGACGTTGCCAAACGGGATTTCCGCGAGAAGTTCGTTGGTAACTAGACCGCAAACGAAGAATCTATAGTTCGCAGCAGGCGTCTGCGGCGCAGTTGGAATTGGCATTGTCTACATCCCTAAGTGTCGTTATATCAAGTATAACAGTTACGCAATCCAACCAGATCTGTAAAACACGTCGCAGGCAACGGTAGCCGTAATGCTGCTTGCGCCGTTAGTGGTGTCCGGAGCAGCACCCAGGAAAATCCAGTCGCTGAGAGTAGATACATAGCCTCTAGCGTTAGTTATAACACCATCACCGTCTTCTAGCAAAACTTCACGGTTAAGTGTGTCAATTATAAGTTTGCTGCCGGTAGGGATGTTACTAACAATAGTAATAGTCTCGAGTGCCGTGGTGTTAGTGGCGGCACGCTTGATGGTCTTAGTGCCAGTAGTCGGACCTGTCACTTCAAAGATTACTGGAACCTTAGTGTTGCCCGTATTAGTAATAGATGTGGCAGTGTTGGCGGTCAGGGAGACTTTGCGATACCCCTCCACGACCCCCGTGCCGCCAGTGAGCCACTCGTACTTAATCGGGTCAGAGGCCTTGAGGCCTACAGAAAACTCGGTGCGTCCACGAGCATTTACGGTGGCAATCTCTGGACGTCCACTTAGTCTGACAAAAGAAGCTTTTGCTGGAGACTCGTTTACTACAAGCCATCCACCTTTATAGACTAGGTCGATTGCCTTAACTAGCTTGGCTCTGGCGGCTGGGACCTGAGAAGGAGACTGAGTCAGGAAAGTGCCAGCTAGAGAGATGTTTCTAGCGATAAATCGACCACGGGAGTCGTACGAACCATCGCCCCAACCGCGCGGTAGGTCCGGGAGCTCTGGCTCAGGGAGAGTCCACCATCCATCAATATCGTTAATAACCCAGACAACGCCAGCGGTAGCAGTGTCGGTATCTACCTTGTTGAAGGTTAGGACGGTGTTACCGTCAGAGTCACAGAGACTTATGTCAGCACCTAGGGTCATACCGCTAACTACCGGAGGAGGTAGTTTGGTTAGACCTAGGTTGACTAGTCTGTTTTCAGCGGCCTGTAAGTCCGCCTGCGTGGTGGTGAATTCTGCATCTGCCATTATTAAATATTACCCTTACGAATTTCGAACGCGATTAGGCGAGACACCTGAGCAGCTAGGGCTCGCTCATCCATACCGGCAGATGGGTTGACGGTTACGTTGATGTTCGGAGCCATGGATACCTGCTTGTTGCTGTTGATAGCGTCTAGCAGGTCTCTGTTTTGCGCTGTAGCGCGAGCATTGATTACGTACTCACCGTTCGAAAGCATAGCAGGGATCGAGTCAGAGCGAGCAGTTCCGGCTCCAAATACCGGTCCACCAGAGCCGTTTGCAAATCGTCTAACTAGTCCAGCGAGACCACCATTTTTGTACGCAGAGATGTATCCACCATTTTTACTGCCCGTAGCAGGATCCACGGTGAAGTTAATAGCTTGACCTACTTCTCGGGCAAAGGCTGCCTTAGCCTCGGGGGTCATCTTTAGGACCGCTGGAATTTCCATGCGCTTCTTATATAGATCTGCCTGCAGGATTCGGAGGGCCTCGTCTACACCCTTACCCTGCTCAATCGCCTTGTAGAAGGCATTCATCGATGCCTCTCCTAGCTCTTTGTAGGCAGAGTCGAGCAGTCCGGTGGCAGTACCTTTTCTAATAGCGGCTTCCATGCTGGCAACTACGTTTGTTCCAGCGTTAGCTCCTACGATTCCAGATTTTTTAAGCTCGTCATCAGTAAGTTTAACAAGAGCAGCTGCGGATTTTGCAGCTTCAGGCCCTGAGGCTTGCAGCTGGGCGATATAGGCCTCGCTGACGCCACGCTGGCGGAGAATCATAAGGTTTTTATAGTAGTTTGTGGAGTCTGCTACCTGCTGCTTGAGCTCCTTTGCAAGTGCCACAGCATCAACCTTGCCGTTTTTAGTAGACTTTTTCAAAGCTGCTGCAAAGTCGACCATCTCGGATGCCGAGCTAGCCGCGGCTTGTTGGAATTTAGCAAGCTCTTCTGCCTGATAGCGAGCTGCTACAGCACCGGTACCCATGGCGAACTCGGCTAATCTAAGCTTTCCAGCTAGGGTATCCGTGTTTCCGATATTAATACCCATTTGATCGGCTTGCTTTTTAAGCTCGGTCTTGTACTCGTCCATTTCGTCGATAGCAACAGCTACTTCACGAGTGGTCATCTTTTGGCCCTCGGCGAAAGCCTTCATCTGCCTCTGAGCCCTAGGCAAGTCCGTAGTAGCTACGTTGGATAGAGACCTACCCATTGCACCAAACGCATCAGCAACGCCGGTCGTACCTGCTGTAGAGAATAGGAGAGCCCAGCCGCCCATCTCCTGGGCGGATTTTAGGCTTGATAGATCTTCTTTAAAGGCCTCTACGCTATCTGAAGAATTTTTGAAAGCGTCAGGGACAGCTAGAAGAGCGTTCTTCCAAACATCGGCGGAGTTAGCGCCCTTCTCCATCGAAGCGGATACCCCATCCACCGCCCGCTGCATGTTGTCACCGTGAATACCAGCAAGAGCTATACCCAGCTCCACCAACGCGCCAACAATTAGAACAATCCAGCCAATAGGGTTAGAGGCCATAGCAACCTTCATGGATGCGCCAAAAGCCTTAGCTGCAATCGAGGCAGTGTTGAAGGCCAGCTGGGATTTAGTGATAGCTATGGTAGTTAGGTTAGTGCTAACTGCTAAAACTTTTTGCCCCGTAGTGACGGCACCTACCGAAACAGAGCTCATCTGCATGGTTGCAGCATGGAGTTTTGCCTCGAGCGCTTGGCGCTTTAGTTGTAGCGAGGATGTGGCTATGGCGACTGCTTCAGCTTTTTTAGTCGCTAGCGAGGTACGGTCGATGGCATCGGCACCCCTCTTAGCTGCCGTATATTTAGACAAAGCTGCTGGCATAGCGATACCCATAGCGTTTGCCATTTTACCGATGTAGCCTAGGGCAACAATAGAGACCTTACTAAACGCAGCTATCATCAAGGTAACAGCGCTAAGCGGTCCGAGAATAGTTCCACCAATAAAGTCAATCACCGGTTTGACGGCATTCAGAGCCTCCGAAAGACCCTGCGCAAAATAATTAAGGGTGTCGAAGAAGGCTGTAACCTGAGAGCTGTCAGCGAATACTGCAACTATCTCGGCCAAAGTTTGAACTAGTCGCCCCAGGGCTGGAGCAGACTCAACTGCACCTGTAACAATCTGGCTGAAAGCATAGCTTCCACCATCTAGCGCTCTCCAGAACTCGGCGATAGCAGGGTTGGAACCAGACTTAATTATAGTTTCAATGGCACCGCCTAGAGCATTACCCATGGCAACAAAGTTTGTAGCTGCCCCCTTGAAGTAGTTTTGGAGGCCTAGAATGTCTGCGTTTTTCCAGCCAGCCGACAGCTTGTCCAGCCAGTCAAGAATTATGTATCCGCCAGAGCCGGGAGAGAAGTTAGCCTCGATGATATTGCCGAGACCACTGAAAGTCTGACCGAAGAATTTTCCAAACTTAGATGCTAGATCCCCGGCCTTATTGAAAAATTTAGTCAGTGCTCCGGTATTTTCGCCAATATCCAAGAACTTAGCAAAAGAGCCTGTTTTTGCTTCTAGAAACGCTACGAAGCGCCTAGTTAGAGGGTCTGCAGCTTTTAGGATGCTTAGAAGTCCGCTGAACACGTTTCCTAGAATGGTGCCGAAGGATGGTAGCGTATCGGCTATTTGGCCTAGTACCGCATTAAACCGCTTCATATTACTGCCGCTTAGAAAAATATCTGTGAATTTTTGTGTAGCTAGGCCTAGGCCCCTACCGATATCATAGAAACGCTCTTTTAGAATCGTAAGCAGCCCGCCTTTTATTAGGCGCTCCATCTGAGTCTGCAACAGTGGTAGGAAGCCCTTAGCTGCCGCTTCTTTAAGATCTCTAAAATCTTTTTGCAGGGTAAGAAGATACTTAGCAAAGTCTTTTTGCGCTGGAGTTAGGTTAGCAAAAGGATCGGATCCTGCTTTTTTATCCTTATCCGGATTCTGCTCTGCGTCTTTAGCCTTACGTAGGGCTAGCTCGGCTTCACGAACCGCCAGCATTGCCTCGCGGCGAGTTCGGTTACTAGGGGCTAGGTCTGATACTCGAGCTAGACCCTCTCTAGCCTTTTCTAGGTTAAGTCCAGCGCGTTCAACGCCAAGAGCAGCCTCTTCAGCATCAAACTTCATCTCTTTAAGAGATTTGCTATAGCCCCCGTTAGTCTTGGTGGCCGCGGAAACTGCCTGAGAGATACCTCCCAGGGCAAGTTTTCCTACAGCAAGACCGACTTTAAGAGTGACGGCAGCACCAGCAACACCAGCAAGGGCACCAGCAGCACCACCAGCAGCACCAACTAAAGCACCGAGACCGCCGACTAGCGAGCCGACGCTACCGACTAGTGCACCGATACCGCCCTGAGCAACAAAGCCAGATCGAACAAGCTTGCTAAACGCGTTAGCAGCTTTGTCCGCCTCCGGGTATAGCTTTTTGATGTCATCGGCCATGTTGGTAAAGACGTTGCTCTTACCGCCGCCTAGGTCCATTCCGCGGAACAGAGCGTTACCTAGTTTTTTACCAGAGTTACGTGCTTCTTTTTCAGCGACTCCAGTGGCTGCGCTACTAAAAGCCCTGCGGATTTCTCCTTCAACGCCTTTAGTAACAGCAGTGACGACAATTTTAGCTTCGCCAACAACAGCCATTGGAACTCACCTCCTGATTAGGTTTTACATCTATCCGATAGGAGCGTCTAGGACGCTTCCGAACGGGTTAATACTGTCGGCATCGAAGTCAGTTGGCGGGATAAACGGTTTAACTTCTGTACCGTCTTCTGCCTTCTGAGTCCTACTCCATGATTTTTCTGGGTTAGTAGAGTATTTATATTCAAGGTCGTATAGGTTGCCATAAATCTGCTCCCTAAACGCACCGTGAGAGTGGGCACCATCTACGGACCCGTATCTGAAATCTTCGTCAAAGAAATAGTGAATAACATCGAGCATCGGGCTTACCGCCATATCTGCAAGATTTATGTTATTCACTATCGCTTTTCCGTTTACGTAAGGCCAGAGGTCAACAGCCCAGGTGATTAGGCCTCTGGCTGCTCTTCCGGGCGGTCAGAGTACTGCTCTACTAGCCAGCCGACGATCTCGCTGAGAGTCTCGGTGCTGACGTAGCGGTTCTTATCGTGGGTCAAATCGTTGAAACGATTTAGGCTGTCTTCGTCTAGAACGTTGTTGAAGAAAAGCTCGATCATCGATGCGATATCGGCTGACTCGTCGCTGTTCGATCCAGCGATGAACTCGAGCATGACCTTGCCCTGAAGCTGCTTTACGCAGTTGAACTCTTCATCGTAGATCTTAAAAGAAATAGGTGGTAGGTTGTCGGCAGGAGCGGCTGAACCGAAATCCTTAAATTTTGCCATAATGTAGTTGATCTTTCTGTACGTATAGTGTATTGATGTTGCTACGTCAATTCTATCAAACTACAAGTCCGGTGAGTTAGTCCGCCAGCCTAAAATGGTAAAGCTGCGAGGAAAGAAACTTATTAGCTCTCGTGCCAGGGTGATTTACTGTAGTAGTTCTAACTACTCTAGAGCGACTAGAAAAAACTAAAACCCCGCCCTGCTCTTTAGGGGTAATAGTGTGCGGCCTAGTACCCTCATGGTGCATCAAAGCGTACTTTTTGCCAGCTGTGATAACTAGCTTCTGCCCGGTGCGATTCCCGTAATGGTTCATACGGATAGAGCGCTTAAGTGCTCCAGTCTGTACCCCGACCATGGCCTTCGCGCCCCTGAGCGCTAGGTTTCCTTTTCTATCTAGAGTCCTCCACAAGCCACCCTTAGGGGTGTTTAGCTCAATGTGGAGCTTGTCTTTGTAGATAGTTAGTTTCTCAAATTTGTAATCTAACATATTAGACCTAAGGAATCGCCATCGTTACGGTCATGGTAGTTGTCTGAAACCCGCCCTCAGGCGAGCCCGCATCTAGAGTTGCAATAACTCCGATACCGTACCCAGTGTCGTCCCACTGATCAAGCAGGTTGATAGACTCCATAAGCACCCAGGCGTCGTACGCCAAGGTCTCGGAGGCAATCTGAATACTTGAAGGAGAAGGTGGACGACCATTCTGCCCGACAATAGGGGTCGCTCGGGCAATTTGAATATTCAAAGTGGCGCTGCGCGGTACGTGACAACGCTGCGGTTCACCAACCTGAGCTCCAGGAGAGCCTAGATACATCTGAACAAATGAGACAACCAGCTGCTCACAATCGATAGCTGGTTGGCCCATCGTCCAATATCGTCGTGCAGGTAGATTTACGTTGTACGACTGAAAAATGGTCTCAACCCGCTCAAGGACACCTGCCATCATGTCTCGGAGATTAGTTGCAGCCTCCGAAACACCGCTGACATCGATAGCGGTAGGCATGGTTACTCTGCTTCTACGATAGCTGCAGGCTCTTCAATAACAGGAGCTTCTACAACAACGTCTTCAACAACAGGAGCTTCAACAACAGGGGCAGCCTTAGCTGGCTTAGCTGGCTTTACAAAAGCTGGCTTTGCAGCAGCCTTTGGAGCGGCAGGCTTAGCAGCAGCTCCGCCAAGCATGTCGGCAGCAGTGAAGTTAGTCTGTACGTGTGACATATTTATCTCTTTTCTTTCTAGCTATACATCTTGATCTGGAGGTTACCAGTTGCAAGTTCTACGATGTTCTCTACACCTGAAATAGTTTTAGTTGCGTATAGAGTCCAAGTTCCTGGGTCAACCATGCCGAGCCCGGCTAGTGCCTTAGCGTACGATACGGAGAATTCCACTACACCAGTATTCTGAATAAGAGTGATACTGGCCGAGTCTAGGTTTACAGACTTAGTCCCGCTGTAGTTATTGATGGCGACAACCGGGGTCCAGCCAGTGTCAGGGAAAAGATTACTGAAGTCTAGTCCAGTTATTCCTGATGAAGACCACTCGGCTGCAGTAGATTTAACGACAGTTAAGTCGAAGTCGGTATCTGCAGTGAGCACCAAAGCCTTAGGGCTGTAGCGACGAGCTCTAGGAGTATCAACGGCAAAAACCTTGGCCTTGCGGCGAGCGTTATCCGGGTTTGCTACTTTTAAGAACAAGTCGATCTCGTAGAGACCGGTGCGGAGCTCATCGATGAACTCTTGGTTATCGAGGATGGTATATGAGACACCCTGACGCGAGACAGAAGTTACACGCTGAGGTAGCTCGCACATATCGTCGCCAGACCATAGGCGAGCAAACTCGATAGCAAGCTTGCGAGCCGCCATCTTCCCGGCAACCGGAACAGGGGTGCCGTAAGAATAAGTAACCTCGGTGTTGCACGGAGTCCACGGAGTTCCCGCCTTGATGTGAATTGTCGAGTGGTCAACTAGGTAGTAGTTAGACGGGTCGATTATTTCACCGTTGCGATTACGGATTGAATGGATCTTGGTGACTGGACGGCCACGAAGCTTGATACGCGATTCTGGAGACATACCGTCGGCAGTTAGCTCCGAATACTCGTCGTAGTCACCCGACGGGATGTTATAAACATCTCCACCGAAAAGAACTGGAGAGTTAGTTTTAGTTGAAGGTCCCATACGGTTATTGCGTAGAGTACAGGTGTACCGCTCAGTTACGGTAGTGACTCCGGTGTATTTGCGACCAGACATAGCCCAGAGCAAGTATGACGCAACCTGAGCCGCCTCTAGGGTGAACTCGGTGTAGGCGTAGTCGCCCATATCTTCTGGCTGGATCCATAGGTTGTTTGTCATAATACCTCTTTACTAAGTTTAAACGGGTGGCAAACTAGTGATTAGACCAGTCTGCCACCCGTTTCTGTTTAACTTATTTACGCGTTTTCGTTTGAAGCGATGATGTTGTCGATAGCAGCATCTGCGTTGTAAGCAATGTTTCCAGGTACGTTGAAGGTTGCGCCTCCGGTACCGATCTGAGCTGAGGTTGCAGCTACAGGAGCTGGGTGGCTCTCGGTGTAACTGTTGGTTACAGTGATACGAGCACCCTTAGGTACAGCGTTAGCTGCGACTGTAACGTCAGTGGTGATCTCTGAGTTCAGTGCGTAGATTACGGTGTTACCTGAGATGTTGCTGATGGTGTGGGTACCGTCGAACAACGATCCGAGGTTCTGTACGTATAGAACATCCTTCTGGCCGACAGTGTTGCCATCAATAGCTGGAGCAGCTGAGAAGGTAATCTCTGCAGTGTCATTAGTTGCCTTAGCCTCGTAGCTGAGGATAGTGATAGCAGTCTTCTGAGATGCAGTGTTAGAGGTGAAGATAACCTGGTCAGTTGCGTTGTCGGTCCAAGTGTAGAAACCTGACAAAGCGGTAGGTGCCCAGTCGGTACGTGCGTAAGCGTATGGACGCTCTGCAGCAACCGGGAACTCCCAGCGGCCATCGATACCTGACTGGAAGTTAGCGTTTCCTAGACCGTAGCCTTCGAAGGTGTTAGCCATTAGGCCATTCTCGATAACGCGGTCACCAGACTGACGGAACTTGGCGTAAGGGAAGATCCAGTGGAAGTAAGGAAGAGCGCCTGAACGCTTTCCGTCCTTAACAGCGTGTGACCAAGCTTCGATCGCAACACCGTTACCGGCAGGGTCATCGCCAACACCAGGAGCAGCCCAACCGACTGACTTGTGGTCAGGGTCGCCAGCAGTTCCTACGTTCTTGCGGAGCAATAGTCCACCAGAAAGAAGAGCTGAAAGCTCTGGGTCCGGCTCACAGATTGCAAGCTCCATGGTGATGCGCTTTAGAGTGTCTGGAGCCTTGTATGTTACGCATACAACGCCGTTTGCACCCTTTTCGGTGATTTCGTCGCCTTCTTCGTACTCAGGTGTAAATGAGATACGCATGAATGCAGATGTGGTGTAGCTGTCGGCAGGGCCGGTTAGCAAGTTGCCAGCAGCGTCTAGGCGAGTGACACGAATCGACACACCCTGGATGCTAGCAGCATAGTCTTGAGTAGCCATAAAGCTATTCTCCTTGGTTTTAGGCTGTTAGGTCTACCCGAACAGCGAGGTGGATTGATGTATCAAAGTAAGCCGCAGCTGGGCGGATTGCCTTGAGACGCATGTCATTCGCATTACCCGACACATCGTAAGCCTGGCTTAGATTGTCGTTCACGACATCAACATCGCCCACATAAGTGCGAACGGTGCCGGTGGCGTAAATCCATTTGTTGGTGGCTGACGCTGTTGCGCCAGTAGCACCATCCGGTCCAGTGCCTGTGTAGCCTGAACCAACAATAACTGGAGTACCGCCTAGGGTTTGTAGGTGTTCCATACCAGCTTCGTGAAAAAGCATGTTTGAGTTGCTAGCTAGCAGAGCTGCAACGTCGCGAGTCATGTGGATGATGCCCTGCTCTCCGCCATCGGAAGCCATACCAATCTCGTGCTCTAGGAGAGCAAGTGCACGGCGTGGGGATAGGGCAGTTCCGCCGTTAAGAATAGTTGCAGTAGCATCTGAAAGAGCAACGTTTGCATGGCTCTCTCCCTTACGGACTGCTCCATCCCAAAGCTCTACTTCCATAGCGTGCTGGGTTACACCCTCAAGCTGGCGCTTTAGACGCTCAATGCGGTCTAGGCCAGTGAAGCCTAGAGTGGAGCGAAGCTCTTCTGCTTCGATGAAGAAAGGCTTGATTTCGGTGTAGTAAGTTGGTGTACCAGCAGCTACGACTTCGCCGTCAGTTGAGTCGGTGTCGTCCCAGTTAGTTGCTGAGTAAAGTGTTGTTTCCCACTCTTGCGAGAATCCACGGACCCACTGGTCCTCAGATGGACCGTTCTCTGGCTTGACTACGGCAAGAAGGCCGAATGCAGAAGGCACAATCTTAGGTGCCGTTACGACACCAGTCTTTGTGAAAGCCATTTATAGGTTCCTTAATAAGTTAAAGTCTAAATTTTTCTTCGTATAGGGGGAGCCCGTTTCCAGGCTCCCCCTCACGATTAGCTGTCGGCTTAGAGCTCGATAGCAGCTGCAGTTGCGCCACCAGTGGTGTCGCGAAGTGCTGCAGCAACACCGTTGATGCTGATGGTCGAGGTGATCTTGAGTGACTCAATACCAACCTTTGCTAGGCCTTCGAAGGTCTCAACGAACATCTTGTAGTCGTTGGTGCCGACTAGTGAAGAGTCACGGATGATACCTAGGTCTAGGGTGCCGCCATCTAGGAACAAGAAGGTTCCCTCAGCGAACAAGAACCAGTCGAAGCTGTCTGGGAACTCAAGAAGTGCAGCAGCACCCTGTGAGCCAAAGACAGTTGCGTCTAGTGAAGCTACTAGGTCAACGTTAACGGTTGCTAGGTAGCCATCGATCTCTGACTTAGAAACAGCAATGGTGTTGTCTCCAGGCATTGATAGGGTTAGGTCAGCGGCCATTGCCTCGTATACCCATGAAGGCACGATTGCCTTTAGGGTGGTCTGAGGGTCTAGGCGGTGACGTGAGCGGTAAGCAACAGCTGCACGACGGATCTGAACTAGGAAGTCGCGACCGAAACCGATTAGCGAAGAAGTGGTAACAGCGGTTGAGCCTGCACCAATCTTGGTTAGAAGGTTCTGCTCTGCCTCGCGAGCGTGCTGCACAAGTGCTAGCTCGTTGTGGCGTGCGATTAGCTCTGGATACGCGCGAGTCATCAAGTTACCGAACTGTAGCTGTAGGGTTACAGCGTCAGTGGTAGCAGTTAGCTCGTTAGCAGCTGAAACGGTAAGAGATGCCTTAGTAGCCTCGTCTGCAATAGCAGTCGCGTCAACAGCAGCAGTCCATACACCAACAGCGTCAGCATAGGTACCAGCAGCGAATGACGGTGGGGTTACATAGCGGATACCGCCACGGTCAGCCTGGAAACGTGGCAATGAGTCACGAACTGGGCGTACAGTGGTTGAACCCAAACCGAAGATGTCATACTTTACCTCTAGAGGTGCAGCGTGACCACCAGAAGCAACAAGAGCTGAGTCAACTGAGAAAGCTGAGATCTTAGCTGAGTTAGCCTCTGCATCGGTGGTTAGGGTGCGTGCGTCGTCAAACTGAGTGGTGATCGAGGCAACAATGTGCTGCTCTCCGTCGCCACCGTTTACACGGCGTAGTGAGTGGATACGCTTTTCCATTGCCTGAGCAACTTCTGTCATATCGTTGATGGTGCTGCCGGCGGTGTAGCCAGGAATGTCAGCGCCCGCAGTGATTGCCACTGGAGCTGCCTCGAATACCTGAACTACAGGCTGACGGTCAGCTGGAGCCTCGAAAGGCTGTTCTGCTGCGGCGGTCACGGGTGCCTGCTCTTCCTGCGCTTCTGGCGCAATTTCGGTTGATTCTTCTAGAGTTGATTCCTCTGATGCCTCTACCGCTTCAACAACAGCCTCAGCTGGTGCCTCTACGATTTCTGCTTCTTCGGTTGAAAGCTCGATTGCCTCTACTTCAGCAATTGCTTCCTCGGTTACGTCGGTTGAAAGCTCGGTGCTCTCTTCCTCGATAGTTGATACGACATCAGTCTCAGCTTCGTCAGTTGAGAAGGCCTTTTTCTTAGACTCTTCTTCATCTTCCTCAGCTGGAGTTTCCTCAGCCTCGTCTTCTGCAGCTTCTTCCTCAGCAGGAATTTCTTCCGCTGGGGCTTCCTCTACAGGAGCTTCCTCCATAGGAGCTTCGTCCATAGGAACGGTCTCCTCTTCGGTTACGTCGGCCATAGCCTCTCCATCTTCGTTAGTCTCTTCTACACCCTTGACACGTGCGGTAGCCTCAGCTGCGCGTGCAGCTAGTTCTTCAGCCTGTGCCTCACGGCGAGAAAGCTCACCACGAACTGTGTCGAGAGCGTCAGCAAGTGACGTCATCGCATCAACTGTCTCGGAAGTAGGCTCTTCGCCCTCAACCATTTCAAATTCGCTTACGATAGTGCTCTGAAGTTCCGAGAGTTGCTCGTCGTTCAGGTCAGCTAGAGCGTCAAGCTGTGATTTGATCTGATCCACTGTACCTCCTAGGCCAGTTTTTACTTATCGGATACCAGGTGGTATCCTCGGTGAACAGTCAAGGCTGAGGGACTCGTATGCACTAAGGCATAGAGGCACTCTACCTAAACATAATTTTACCTTACTTTTTAGGTAAGGAGTCGGAGCAGTGTTGCCATTCGTGAGGAGATCTCAGACTGGTTGTAAACATCTGCACCTGATTTGAAAGCTCGCAGTTCTGATGTAGCAATGTCTGCGTCCTTCTTACCGATCTTGTCTTCTACGCGTGAAATCATATCGTCGATAAGATTCTTCAGCGCAGGAGGAAGATCGCTAAATCTAACCTTTTGAGCCTGGTTGGTAAATGGCAACGGTAGGTTGGCAATTACCTTTCCAAGTTCGCCCGCAGTGTTGCGGACATTCTCTAGCTTAGTAGCGTCTAGAGCACCTGTGTCGAGACGGTCGATTGTGTTAATCAACTTGTCAGCAGCATCAGATGCACCTACATAGTTACCAGCAAATTCCATGTTCTCAGCGGTTTCTACCTGCTTGAGAGCTTCCTGTAGACCGGCCACGCCTAGGTCCTGCTTTAGACGAGCAAGAACCTTACGGAACTTACCGCGAGCATCGCGAGGCTGCGTCTCAGCAGTATACTTTGAGCGACCCTCGTCATCGTAGCCATCCTTAACGTTGTCACCCTCTACAGGCTTACCGTCCTTGATATCTTCGATAAGCTGCTTCTCGGCTTCAGCCTCGGCGTCAGCTTCTTCCTTAGCGTTACGAAGCTTATCTAGCTCTACGTCAGAAATCTCTTTCTCAGGCTTAGGAGCGGCAGCAACTAGATCATTAATCTTGTCGCGCATGCTGGCAACTAGGGCCTCGGCGCTAGAAGATGCCTCGTTAGCCCAGCCTTCTGGAATAAGGTATGCCTTGTTAAGAGCACGTGCACGCTTGACAATGTGCTTGCGTAGCTTGACCTTGTTCTCTGGCTTTACTCGACCGTAAGCCTGAATAGCGTTACGTAGGTCGTCATCGTTACGAATCGGGTATGAGCCATCTGGGAGTGCTAGACCACGCTTAGCAAGTTTCTGTCGGTCATCATCCGAGAACTTAGCGAACTCTGCTTCAGCAGCTGCAACTAGGGCAGCGTGACGCATGGAGTCGACGCTGGCAGTCAGAGACTCGATGTTCTGAGCAGACTTAATCTTCTTCAGATTACGCTTTGCCTTCTTAACACGAGTAGATAGTTGAGCGCTATCGGCAGACATAGATAGTTCTGCGTAGATAGCAGCTTTCTCTGCAAGCTTTAGGGTAGGCTCGCTCTTCATGATTGCCATGTAGTGTGCGCCAGCTGCAACAAGAGCTAGAACCTTACCTGAAGCAACCATCGCACGAGCGATAGGGAATCCTGGAACGTTTACCTGACATACTGCAACGAGCTCAAGCGATCCGTTAATTGGACGCCAGTCGCCTGAAGGAGCAGAAGCGCGAAGTGCACGAATCTGACCTTCGGTAGCATTTGGACGTAGAGAGCCGGCAACCCAGATGCCATGAGCGTCTTCACCAGCGTGAACGTCAGCAATTGCCGAAGCGGTGTCGTCATAGTGGCGGGCAGCTGAAGCTGCATCGGCATCTAGAGGAGCGTGTCCTCCAGCAAGAGTTAGCTGACCTACTGGAACATCTGAACCGTTGTCAGTGCGGCAAACGCCAGTGTGGAAGTAGGCGTACTTGCTCTTCGAGCGAGGCGGCTTGGTAGCACGAGGCATACCAATGTGGTTTACGTGCCATGCAGCAATGTGACCAAAGATTCGACCATCTTCACCAACAGTAATTGGGGTCGGCTTGCCTAGTTGAGGGTCTGAGAACCACTCTGAAGGCGGGGTTGATGGGATCTCCTGAGACAGGAAGCCAGACGCAGTTACAGCGAGTAGTTCGCCCTCTGCATCTACAGTTTCTTCATAGATTCCGTCTTCTGGAATCATCTGGTCCTCCTGGTCTGCGGTGCCATAGCTAGATAGCGCGATGGTGCACTCTTGGAAAGCAGGCTTAGGTACAATTGTAACAGCCATTACGCGTGCTTTATTTATGGTAAGTTTACTCTTCTCGACTTCGTTGTCGTCATCCTCTGAATTCTCAGAGTCGACTTCCTTAGCCTCAAACTGGTCTAGATCAGCAGACACTCCACGTAGGAATCCATTGCGCACTAGACGCTCTGCTTCACGACCGTAAGCGCCGGTATCAAAAACACCAGTGGCGTTGCCGATACCGCCTTCGATTCTCTCCATATAGTCGATACGGCCGACTACTACCGAACCTTGGTGACCATTTCCGGTCTTAATCTGCCACATCAATGGCAGAGGTAGTTCACGGATAGTTACAGAATCCGCGTCAAACTTTCGGCCGTCGCCAGACTCTAGGTTCTCAGGGAGAACTAGAGGAATAGTGAAGCCCGAGCCCTGAGCTTCTACAGGAGATGCACCAGCAACAATTGCCATGCGCTCTTTAGCATCGGTGATGCGAGCGCTCATCGCGCTCTTCTCTACCATGCCCTGAGAGAAATCGGCATACGAGAAATCGTTACCTGGATTGCGACGGTCGCCCGTATACATTCCAGTCACTTCGTGATGGCGCAACTGGCAATAGCCCTTAGCGCGTGGGCCCATGTACTTTGAAAGTTGACGAACACAACGAGTCCAGTCGCCTTTGGTGCCCCAGCGGATCTTGGCAGCGCCTTTACCGCGAGTCCAGTACTGGCGAAGCTCTTCTGCGTTTCCACGGTTGCGGTCTAGACCACCGGCTGCAGCTATCGCTGAGCCAGGATTTGAAGACCAGAAAGAGGTGAAAAGAGTAGACAGGGCAGAAGCCTGAATCTCTTTAAGGCCGTCAACCTGCTGAAGGATGTCGTTAAGGATCGAGCTGTCGATAGGAACTACCGGCGGTGGAGTCGCTGACTTTAGGTCGTTAACGATCTGAGCGTCCGGAACCCATGCTTTGTCCTTACGCTTGAACGCAGCTAGTTCGGTAGTATTAGAGGTAGCCGGTGTAAGAGCGATTAGGTCCATGACTGCCTGAGGGTCATCAGGCGAGACGATAGCAAAGTACAGCGGAGCTACGTCAGACGTCTCCGGAGTCAACTTAGTGGCTTGTTCTGCCATTACTTACCTTACTCGTTTAGTGTGACGGTACGGAATACCTTCACTACTAGTATACTTTGGCTTAGGAAGCAGTAGTTTTTATGCTACTTAGTCTTCTGGGTAGTGATCTTGCCATTCTTAACAACGGCATATGGGTTCTTCTGACCAGGCATAGGCTTGAAAGAAGCTCGCTGTCCCGCGACCCAGCTGTTCCAGCTATTCATCATCTTGCCGACTTCAGCATTGGTCATTGGAGGCAGAGTTCCAGGGAGCTGCCCCTTGGTGTAGTTGTACGGGGTACGTGGCTCAGCTAGTATACCTGAAGTATCTAGCGGCTGGTTCTCCATGTTAACCATCTTCTTGGCAGCAGAAGCCTTACGGATGCTATCTAGAGGCTGAGTAACCTTAGTGTCAACGGTTACGGTCTTGCCCGAGTCAAGCTGGACATCTACGGTAGCTGCCTTGCTATTCATCTTGGTAATAGTTCCGGAGCCGCGCTCGGTGTCTCCTGCAATAGCAACACGCTGACCGACAGTAGCGAAGCGTCCTAGCGCGTTACGTGCCTGCCCCTGAGCAAGCTTTGATCGCTCTTCAGGAGTGTAGTTTCCATCTTTGTCGGTGCCCTCGGGGGAAGCTCCAGGAGCAGCAGCTGCAGAGACTAGGGAAGCAGTGTCGATAAAATCAACATCTTCTTCCATCAATCCAAGGGCCATCAGGTTAGCCTCTTCTGAATCAATGTCCTCCATCATTACAGGAATGTGAGGGTTTCGGTCCAGCAATCCTGCAATAATTAGTGCAGAACCAGCGTCAATGATTACGTGGTCCTTACCAACAGTGTCGTAAGGGTCGTCTAGTGCGCGGTCATAGGTCCAGATGTCAGAGTCTACGTTGCCTAGGTCATCCCAGCAGCAGTCATCCCAAACGCAGACAGTTCCGTCGATTTCAATCTTATATAGGCGATCAAAGCCAGAACCATCGAGGCGCACGCGAGCAATAAATTCTGGACCGAAGTTCTCGTCTAGCTCGTGGGCAATCTTGAAAGGGTTCATAGGGTCCGACTGATGTACGAAACCATATGCTCCAGCAGTAACAGCCTTGTTCTCGCGCTCAACAATAGCTGAAGCCCAGCGCCATGCGGCGTCTCCGCCCCAGAGTGCCCAGGCAATACGACCGTTAGATGGGAAGTTATCTTCTCCAGGCTTCCAGCCTTCACCTTTTTTGTCAACTTCGTGACGAGGGAAGTACTTCGCGATGTGACGGATCTTCTCGATACCGATCTGGCCGCCTTTTGCAAGAGTACGAGCAGTGTTCAGACCAACCGGAGTTCCACCACGCTTCTCTTCTTTGCGCCACGCAAGAGCCTTCTTGGCCTCGGCCTGAGCACCACCAGGAATGGTATACATTCTGCTGGCAGCAGCTGTGACAGCTCGTAGGTCTGAAACTGCAAAGTAGTTGTTAGCTAGATAGAGAGCCTCGGCAGTAGGTGCTTCATAAAAGCTGTCAGCAAACTCCTCGGACAAGGTAGATAGAGAGTCAGCTTGAGTGACAATATTAAGCTGAGTGTCTACTACAATTGCCTGACCCTCGTAAGAGAATAGGGCAGAGTTGTCTAGCGTGCCGAGGTACCTAATCATTTACTGTCCTATTAGTTTGTCAAGCGCAGGGTTGCTGGTGTCGTTAGGATCCATGTAAAGCTTGCCGTACTTCTTGCAGTCTTCTTCAGTAAGAGTCGAGTTATCGTAAAGATCGATAGCAGCGTGCTCCCGGTCTTCTTCTTCTGAATCCATAGGAACAAAGTCACTATCCCAGTCGAGCTCGTAGATCTTATCCTCTGAGAGGCTATCAACGCCGGACTTTTCGCGGTTAGTTGGCCGCCAATCAGCGCCCAGTCGCTCGGACATACCGAACGGGGTGTAGCACATTACTTTTTCCACGTTAGTGGTCGAGGGGTTCACATACATAAATACGCGAATCATGCTATTTAGAGACATGCGCTTCTTTCTTTAAATACTATTGTACATTACTGTGGGTACTCTGACGGCTGTAGTGCGCGCCAGAACATCTCGTAAGTAGCCTCGAGATAGGTTCCGGCTAGCTCTTCTAGCTCGTCCATAGACTTGGTAGTCAGGTCAACGATAACCTTCTCGATCGGAGCCTTACCTTCTTGGAAGGTATCTCCAAGAATAGAGATGATCGGGTTGAATGGTCTTTGTGGCTTATCCATGGTGTTATCCTATCCTACTTATTCTTCAATAGTCTAGAGTCAGTGAGGAACTTTAGGAACTGAGGCTCGGCTTCACCGGTAAGTTCCCATCGAACGAATGACTCGGCGAAGTGCTCGTTGTAGTTCGATGTGCCGTACTGACTAATGCGGTACGAGTCAGCAACCGGGCCGTAAAGCCTATCCCACTCGCGTTGACTAGGGTATACGTCTAGGTTTCGTAGAATCTTGCCCTGCATTACGTGACCGAGCTCGTGAGACGCCACATAACGTACAGCAAGCTCCGGGTTCTGGCTGAGATCTACGGCAAACCACGAGCGGCCCTGCACGAAGTTCTCGCGAGGAGAAGATTGCAGATCTTCAATAAATCGATTTACTCGGTCAACAATTGAGTGGAAGTTAGCGAAATTGTCGTAGGGATCAAACATATCCCTTGACCAAACGTAACCGAACGCACCGCCTGACCCGAGTCCCGCGACATCAGAAGAGCTCTGAAGAACGTGAGTTAGCGGAGCATCACCTAGATCTAGCTTATCGCGGAGGGCACTAATAACAGATGCTGAAACATCAATGTACCGCTCCTGAGCCACGTAGTCTGCAGCTCTAGTGTTCGTGCTTACGTCGACACGGTCTCCGGTAGCGTTCGCTAGTCGGTGGTAGTTGGGGGTTTTGAACTCGCCAGAGGAGCTATTAACGAAAAGCTCTAGAGCAGCTCTCTTAGAGAACATATCGAAGACCGAGTCGGAGATACTGACCTTACCCCCCAGTAGGCCCTCTGCTATGAGGGTTAAGGTGGTCTTAGACTTGCTTTGCGCCTCTTCTACAACCGATGAAGCAGACGGTGCGCTCCAGCCCTCTGGCAAATATCCTGAGTAAGTGTTTTCAGGATTAGAGTATTTTTCTACAAGCTCATCGTATGTGCGTACAGGTCTAGTGTTGCCTCTGTTAGATGCCTTGAAAGGCGGGTGCGTAGCCTTAATTTTTGCATTTATAGCTACTACATCAGAAGAATCCAGGATCGAATCACTAGGGATAGAAGCCGGGTCGTAGTCCGCGCCATCAAACTTAGCCGCCATAGCCTTGTACTTGGCTAGTCGAGTGTAGTAAGAGGCTACAAGGGTCTTGTACGCTTCTTTAGTAGTCGCCTTATCCTCGTCCGATTCGCTGTTCTCGTAGTCGAACTTAGCCTTAGTCAAGCTAGCTAGCTCCGCTATGGCTAGAAGTGATTCCGAGGAACGTAGGAACGTGCTGTCAGCTACAGTGTCAACCAGAGCCTGCTCGGCATCTGAAGAGTCAGAGCCAATTCCTTCGGCATCTAGTCCGGCATCCTGGAAGTCAGCCGGGTTAGGCGTGAAGCCCTCGTCTGAAGCTGATGATCCACGGCCATCTTCCTTAGAGATGTCTGCCTTAGGTGCTCGAGTCTGTCCAGCCTTGACCGAGGTGAAGCCGACTTCACCGTCAGGACCAACGTGAGCAAACGTGTAGCCCTTATCGCCTGACTCGGAGGTGGTGTCTCGAACTGCAGCAATCTGACCTACAGGTAGACCTTCGCTATCGTACAAGTACTTTCCAGGAATCAGATCATCGACGTTGTACTGGGCAGGGTCTGTGCTTCGTGGACTGTATCCGCTAGAGATAGTGTCCGTAGCGCCAGGGAAGTAATCCCTGAAGCGAGACTTCTGAGGGATCAAGAACTTGTCACCAAAACGCTCGCGAATTCGCTCTTCACCCTTCAGGCCGGGAGTGTAGATAGTCATCTGGTCTAGAGCTTCTTTAGGAATTTCCGTACCATCTAGAGTGTCATCTAGAATTGTTAGGTTCTTAGCCGAAACCCTAGTTGGTGCGTCAATCTTGCCATCTTGGCCTCTGAAGGAAACGTTTACATAGTCGAAGTAGACGTTAGGGCTGTTAGGGTCATCACTCTTATCCTTAGGTAGAACAGAGTGAACGATACCTACAGAGTACTGGCCGTCACCGTTCTCGTATCGAACGAGCATATTCTTGCCAACGATAGCACCAGCTCCTGAAACGTGAGGAGCAGCATCTAGAACCTCGGGGCTGTAATCCTTCTCGACCCATGAGTTATAACCGTTAGTTATAATACCGCTGAGCGACTGCTTGTTTGCCTCGGGGAAGCGCTTGCGCATTCCTGCGCGAAGGCGGTCAAGGACCTGCAGAGCGACTTCCTCGTTTCTGACTAGATCAGGAAGTCGACCAGATAGCTGATCAAGAGCTTCGATAACACCCTCGTGATCCTTATCCTTGATGCTTCCGTAAACACCGTCAACATTGCTCTTAAGAGTGGTGCCTAGTACCTTACCGCTAGATTTGTTGTACTTTACGAATCGTCCGGTAGCATACTTATCGGTGATTTCATCGATGGTAAGAAGAGACATAGTCTGGATAGCCGCATTCTCGCGGTAAGCCTTGATGTCTCCACCGAAATCATTACGTAGCAAGTTGAGGTTGTACTCAGCTAGGCCGATCTCGTTTTTGTTGCCTCCGGCCTCTGCGCGGGCAAGGTCTCGGATTAGAGTATCTTCAGTAACTCTTGCCTTATTAGGGTCCTCGCTGCCGCGGAAATACTTCAAACGATCTGCCAGCTTTCCAGTGGCGAAGTAAGTCCTCCATATTTTATTGTTATCGCGTCGAGCACTAGGTAGGTAGTCGGACGGTAGGTCTCCCTTAAGGATTGCGCTCATGCGCATGATGCCATTTGTCTTACCGTGGATAGAGCTGAATGAGTCGCGGTAGTCGTGGCTGAAGTACTCCTTTGAAGTACCGTCAGGCTCGGTGATGCGGTAGCTGATCATGTAGTTGCTACCCTTGGTGCGGTGAATCATAGACTCGAACTGACGTTCCGTACCGTCTGGGTCAGAGAAGCTGGTGCGCTCTACCAGGATGCTTCCGTTGTCCATAATTACGGCGTCAGGATACTCTTCGAAGATAGCGCTAAGAATAGCGTCTGGGCTCTCGGCGAACGTAGACTTGAAGTCTCCTGTCTCAGGGTCGATTGCGCGAACCTTCTTACCGTTCTCATCGCGAAGTGGTGCAACCTTCTTAGCCCAAAGGGTGTTCTCGTTCGTATCTGGTAGGGCAATGTCCTGACCGTTGTCTGGACGCTCCTTAGGAATAAAGGTAGGGCCGTCGTACTCAGGAGCCTTAGGAGTTTTGTCTACTGGTGGAACCTCTGGAGTCTTAGGAGCTTCTGGGCTCTTTGGCTCCTTTGGAGCGTCAGGGGTCTTAGGAGCGTCTGGAGCCTTAGGGGTTTCCTTAGGGGCTGGAGCTGGCTTGTCTGAGGCGAAAGGCGGCTTAGGGAGGTTACGGTCTTCACGACGCTTGGTGTCAGTGTAAAGCTCCTGCTGACGGCGTAGTCTAAGCTGCTTAACAGTGCCGTCTGGTAGCATCGTGTGGAAGGAGTAGCCGGTGCTGCCGTCGCTGGCAGTAAACTTCTCTGGCTTATCTAGGATTACACCCTGCTCGTTGCCGTCCTTGTCGCGAACAACTGTTCCACGTACTAGATCCTGAGGGAAGCTCTTAACTGTGCCTTCCGGGGCCTTCTTTACAAGGTTCTTGTCCTTAGAAGGGTCGTAGACATCGTCGTCGCCGTTGTCGTCTTCCAGCTTGCCAGGGCGCTTCATGGCCATGATTAGATCGTCTACGTTAACTGGCTCGTCATTACCAGCTTTGTTGAGTGCATTGTTGATTAGGTCTTCTGGAGAATAAGACTCTTCATTGGTGGTTGCCTGCTCAATCGCTTCGTTGCCTGAGATAGGCTCTTCGGTTCCAGTAGGAAGCTCGGCAATGGCCTTGCCCTCTTCCGAATCCTTGAAAGCTTCCTGCTCTATACCTTCTGGAGAGTTGATACCTTCGTTAGCAACGCGAATGTCGTCAGGAGTTACGTCAGCACGCTCTAGCTCAGCGATGTCAGGAACGTCGCCATCAGTGCTTAGAGGCTTAACGTCGGTAGCTAGCTTGCCACCCTTGTTCTTTACGTATTCCTCTGGAAGAACAGCGGTAACCTTCTCGATAAAGCGAGAAGGGACGGCGTAAACGCCATCTGGGATGCCTGCGTCGCCTAGACCCTCAAACAAAACTCGAACTTCGTCTGGCTTACCAGTTGAACCAACTGAACGACCGTGAGCGTTGATTACCTTGCCGTTAGCCTTGATAGCAGCACGAAGCTCGGCACCCATCTCAACCCAGCGCTTGATACGGTCGCGAGGTTGGATTCTCCAGAAGCCTTTGTTAGCGCCGTCGTTAAAGCCGATACCGGCAACAATTGCTTCAAGCTTGAATTTGTCTAGATAAGACATGCGTATCCTTCTTTTGACCGCCAAAAACGCGATAAGTCTATGGTGCTAAAAATAGCCTATTTAAAGTTTACAGAACACTGGGGTATGTTATTTGGATTAGGGTAAAAATAAACCCCGGAGCTTTGGCTCCGGGGCTATTTTACAGGCTTAGCGAATACCTAGAGTTGCCTTAATCTGCCACGCCTGCTTGTGCAGGGAAGTTAGACGTGCTGCTGCAAAGTCAGCAACATCTTGGCGGTTAATGTCGGTTGCCATGGCGAAGACCTTATCAAACTGGCCAATAAGGATCCCATTTACTCGGTGGAGAGATTCAAACATAGCGGTGGTGTTTAGACCATCGACGCGCTCTTCCTGGATACAAGTAAGTTCTAGGAAATCGGTTAGTAGGTACGGGGCCTCGTGTCCAAGGGTGAGGATTAGCTCCGCGGTAGGGTCAATCGAACCATCGAAGTCAGCATAGATCTCGCCGAAGAACTCGTGGTACTCAGCGAAATCAGGGCCAAGCACGTTCCAGTGATAGCCGTGAGCAATGCTAGCTGCAACAACAGAGTCAGCAACGGTGCGAGCAAGTAGAAGCGCTAGATCAACACCCGAGTTCTCTGGGTTTACTTGGATAGGTTCCATTTCGTAGTCGTGCATGTTATAGGGCCTCTGGCTCTGCTAGTGGGACAATCGGGGCAGCAGGGGTATCTTCACCTTCAGGTGCCGCTTCTGCTGTAGGGGCGTTAGCGTCATTGAGAAGTTTGTCTAGCTCTGGCGGGATCGGGGCAACAGATTCTTCCTGCTGGATCTCTCGAGTTAGGTTGATGATATCTGGAGCAACAGCGCCGAGAAGGGCCTGAGTAAACTCTGGAGTGATAGCACCCTTGTTGATCACTAGACGCATCGCTAGCTCTGCAGCTGTAGGGGCATCCTGATCTGAGAATCCGTGAGTACGTCTCCAAGTGTCGAAGCTGACAGCCATCTTGTCAAAACCTGCGTCAGCATCTGAAGCACGGTCATTACGAGTAGCTACGGCCGATGGGTCGTACCAGATGTGCAGGCGGTTGACATCAGCCGCTGAGTAGCCGTTAGCGATTAGGTAAGGGCGCAGGTAAACAACAGTCAGTGCGTCTGCAATCAGAAGCATCAGTGGTTCGATGTGAGCCTTGTAGAGTGACTCGTCAATCTGCATAGCGTTTGAGTATTTAACGTTGGCAAGACCAGTAACGATGTCCTTTGGAACATCTAGACCCTGCATGATGCGGTCGAGTACTCGGTCAGCACGTGCAACTAGAGAGTCATCGAATGAACGCTCAAACTTAAACTGCTTAATCTTGTCGCCAAGTTCAGCAGGACCGCGGATGATAAGTGGAACTACGGCGCTAGCTGAGTCCTCGTCCTTAATCGGAGTGGTCATCGCATCGATGAGCTGGTCTTCGAAGTCGTCGGCAGCCTCTTCCATATTGTACTGCTCGTTGTATTCGCCGTCTTCATCATACGGGTAGTCTGGGTCTGGAGACGCAGCTACTGATAGACCGTCTGGCAAGTACAGGGCACCCGCATTGAGGCGAGAACGGGCCGTAGCACGGAAAGTACGGTTCAAGAGTAGTAGTTCAGCACAGAGGTCTAGAAGGCCGCGTAGCGAGCTGTCAGACTCCTGGCTATAGCGTGGGTGGGCTTTCCAAACGCGACCGATGAACGCATCGCGAGGAAGCTTGATGGCATTCTTGCCAGCAGACATAGAAGAAGAACCTCCACCAACCTCGCGACGAGGATTGATGATGTAATTGCCCTTCTGGTCAATCTGAAGTTCGTCAGTTGAGCGAATGTCCCAGGACTCAGGGAGGCCTGAGCCTAGACGCTCAGGGATCTGAACTAGGTAGCACTCGCCAGTAACCTGAAGATTTAGTGCGCAGTCCTTAAGAAGGCCAGACTGACCTCCATAAGCAGAGTCCAGACGCTTTAGAGCGCGCTCTGCGGCAGAGGCAAGGTCCTGCTGAACGGTGTCAGACTTATTAACTGCAACTGGAGCCTCGGCTGGGTCGTCAACTACGGCAACGTAGAGGCGGATACGAGAAACAACAGATGCAACAAGGTTGAAAGCATATTTGATTTCACCGATAGCGTCGTAATATTCCCACGCTTCTGTCTGCCATGAGGTAGATGCCGACTGACGGCGAGCCTTAAACTGCTCTGCCTCGTTCTTGTCGCCCATCTTGATCTGAGCAGCTGCAGCAGTTAGAGGACGCGGTGAGTTGTAGGCTACTGGCTCTGCATATACAAGGCCAAAAGAGTCTATAGAAATTCCGGGTGCGATTGAGGTCGCGCTTCTCGGAGCAGAACCACGTATTCCGGTAGGTCGAGGACCTGCCGGGGTCTGCTTAGAGTTACGTCTAAAAATGCCCAAGTGGGACTCCCTGTCAATCGATACGCGAAGCTATGTACCCAACAATTGTTGAGATAGACAACACTAATGATACCACATAGCCAACTGGTGGTACTACTAAATACAAAGCAATTACAACAGCAGAAGCCCACAAACCAGTACACCAGCTGCAAGTGAATAGGTAGCCAAAGCCGTAGTGCGGAGGAAATTTCTTCCAGATACGCTCTCTAATCGGCTCGAATATTACATCAATAGTTATTAGACGCGTCAATCGGATAGAGGCTAGGGCGAGAATGACAAAAGTGAAGATATCTATCTGAGTCATTACATGTCCTTGATCGAGTTTAGCGTCTTATAGGGGTTCCAACTTCTAAGTCTAGACCCGCATCCGCAGTTTGTGTCCTTTTTGAAGGCAACTATCTTCCCTGAGTCGGTTATTACCCTGATATCGCTGCCTTTTTGGAGTTCCGGGATGTATTCTGCATACTTTTCATAAAAAATAATGGAAGCACCGTCAGGACTGTCAACTGCAATAGTGATTACGTCTTCCGTAAGTACAACTCTAGTCTTCGAGACGTAGTAAGCACCCTCCGTGGCTGGTGCAGACTTAATTTCTGTTACGTCTTCGGTAAAACCAGCAGGTACTACCGCAACATGAGCAGGAAAAACATCCTTAACGATCTTCATCGGACTCTGAAACCTCCGCTACGGCCCTGAAATCCCCTACTAGCGCCAGGAAGACCCATTTTTCGGTCTCCCAGGCTCTTTGCGCGTAGTTTTCCGCCGCTGAATCCTGCTGGTGGCTTGATTAGAAGGGCTGTCAGTGCATGAACAAGGGCATCAACTCGGTCAGGCGATTTACCCTCTCCAGGCACCCAGGAGATCA